TGACCTTGTGGCTGACCTTGACCTTGTGGCTGACCTTGACCTTGTGGCTGACCTTGACCTTGTGGCTGACCTTGACCTTGTGGCTGACCTTGACCTTGTGGCTGACCTTGACCTTGTGGCTGACCTGGATTTCCCCCTTGAATTGAAGAGTAGGGATTCCCATCAACGCCTGCATTAAAACTTTTTGCAATATCTCCCGCCTGTCCTTGTAGCCAACCACCGACTTTGCCACCAATTTCACTAGCTCCTCCTAATGCTCTACCTAATCCATAGCTAACAGGAGAACTTTTTGGTTGATTGGCAGTTGTTTGATAGCCCTGTTTGAATCTATCTAAAAAGCCTTCGTTTAGATAAATCTCATTTTTAAGCCATTCTTCGGATGCTTCTGTAAGCAAACCCTGGTCTTGCATACCGATTCCATCGGTTGTGTACCACTCAACAAAATCATTAGGGTCAACTCCACGCTGGGACATCAGAATGAATGATTCTTTGACCATTCTGAGGTTGGTGGTGACTTGTAGGCTTTCAGTAAATGTTCTCATTTAGTTCCTCATACTATTCTGGCAACTGGTATTCGTATTCTTTCAATTTTAACTTCACAAAGGGAAGTAAAGGCAACGCAGCCGACTCCGTATATACCGATTCAAGAGCATTATTTAGCTCTGCATCCCAAGTTTTGAGGTCCGAGATGGGACGATAATAAGACACATTGGAAAGCAATGTGTGCCTGTGAGAACGGATGCCGACACAAATCCCAATTACTTCGTAATTGTCCTTCAAAAATAAGGGACCGCCCGAATCACCCATAAAGGCAAAACAATTGGCTCGAATCAAACCCTTAAAACCTTCAGGAAGAAGAGTTTTAGGCTGTGTGACTTGTCCATAGTCAATTCTAACATCATCCAAAAGTCCATATCCGCAGTGGAAGACTTCAGTGTTTATGTAAAGTTTTGATTCAAAGCACAGTTTTGCCACTGGCATTTTTTGGTCGCTTACGAAGTAAGCGATAGCCAAATCTATGGCTGAATCTGTCGCATAGCTCACCATGCGATACTTTTTGTAGTCTTTGATTTCAGACCAATTCTGGTATTCAGCCACATGGACTTCAAGAACATCTTCATCTTCAACAACATGGGCTGCAACAATAACAGTATTGTGCCACTTATCACCGACTTGGGTTGATCTTATGACAACGCCGCTACCGCCAGACTCGTCTCCATCTGTAATTCTTACAGTTGGGTAAATACACCGTTTGTGCAGTTTTTTATCAACTGCATTGGTTCCCTGTCTCTTCCTTGGAGTTTTGTCTCTTTCTTCGCTAAATACAAGAGTGGAAAAGGTACAAAGGGTTAGCACGATGCTGAACAATATTTTGTGCATATATTCCTTGTTATAGGAGGACAATCAAATGGATAGGAATTTCCTTTATGGAATAGCTACATTCTTAGCTATAGCGCTATGCGGCGTTTATATTCAAAAGAATGACCCCAATTTCTTCTCTGAAATCGTGGGCGACAAACCAGCAGTGGAGCCTTGGCAAGAAGAGGCCGCTCCTTTGAAGGACGATGCTGACACTCAAATTACCCCTCCACCTATTGATGTGGAGCCAAAAGAAGAACCACAGGTGGAACCTAGTATACCCGAAGAACTAGAGCCAGAAACGGAACCAGAACAAAGACAGCCAAAAAGACGACTTAGAGATCGTCGAAATCAAAACCAAGATGATAGCTGCAATCCGTGAAGGGTTTGGTGATATTCGCAGTTGCGAATTAGCTCCCTCGCATACTAGAATATTGTAGGTTCATTATTCCAGACCGTGCGAGGGATTTTTTCATGTCGATGTTAGAAGAAGCCAAAAAACAACTTGATGCTGCGTATAAATTTGCTGAAATTGACGATGAAAGCTGGCAGCGACTTCAGTATCCACAAAAGACCCTGAATGTCACAATCCCAATGCGACATGATGACGGGACTCTCAAAATGTATCAGGCATTTAGATGCCAATACGACACAACTCTTGGCCCGGCAAAGGGCGGCATTCGTTACCATCCATCTGTAGACGCTGACCACTGCGAGGCTCTTGCCTTGTGGATGACGTTCAAATGTGCCTGCTTAAAATTGCCATATGGTGGTGCCAAAGGCGGGATTTGCGTTGATGCGACAAAACTATCGCACCGTGAATTAGAACGACTCAGCAAGGCATATATTGCATCCATGATCGACTTTATCGGTCCCGATGTCGATGTGCCTGCGCCTGACTTGTATACCGACGAACGAATCATGGGTTGGATGTACTCCGAATACAAAAGAATCAAAGGTGGACATCCAAAGGATATTGTCACTGGAAAACCAGTTGCCCTGGGCGGCATTGAAGGAAGAAGTTCTGCCACCGGATACGGTGGATATTACGTTCTGGAGAATATCCTCAACAACAGCATCAGTAAAGTGAATATCCCTTCCAACCCAGAAGACATCCGAATTGCCATCCAAGGATTTGGCAAGGTAGGATATTGGCTGGCTGAGAAATGCTTTCGTTCTGGATTGAAGGTGGTAGCACTGACAAATGAGTTTGGTGGTTCATATAATGAACACGGACTCAATGTATCAGCGTGCCGCAAATCTCTTGATGAGAGTGGTGGAAAAGAATGGGGCGACGGCGATAAGATCACCAATGAAGAATTGTGGTCACTCGATATTGACGTATTGGCTCCGTCCGCTGTCGAGAACGTCATCACCATTAACAATGCAGACAAGATCAAAGCAAAGGTGATCTTGGAAATGGCCAACGGCCCTACTACAAATGAAGCTGATGCAATTCTCAATGATCGTGGAGTGTTAGTGATTCCCGATATTCTGGCTAACGCTGGTGGTGTTGTTGTCAGCTATTTTGAATGGCTTCAGAACCGCACTGCGATCAGCCGCACTCTGCCAGAAGTCGATCATGACTTACGAGAGATGATGGTGTATGCAACCGAGAAAGTAATCGCCTTGCATATGAAGCACGATATTTCTGCTCGCACAGCAGCGTATGTCTTGGCCTTGAAGCGTATCAATGCAGCCAACGCCTGCTTGGGCAATAAAGGATATTTCCAGAGATAGCGGACCTGAAATTTGCTCGTCATACACTATAATATAATATGAACAAAATATCTGGCATATACGCCATCAAAAACAAAACCAACAACAAACTGTATATTGGTTCTTCCGTGAGTCCCACTCAACGCTGGCAAAAAGAGCATTTGCCAGCGTTAAATAACAACAAACATTACAATCGTCATCTTCAACATTCTTGGAACAAATACGGCGAGAATAATTTTGAGTTTCTTGTCCTTGAAGAGTGCGATGAAAACCTTTTGGTCGAACGAGAAGGATATTGGATCGAACATCATAAATCCTGGGATCGTGACCACGGATATAATTTGAACCGATACGTCGATGACCGCATAATCATGTCCGAAGAAACTCGACAGTTGATGAGTGAAACCACGAAGCAATCGTGGAAAGACCCAGATATTCGCACCAAGCGATGCGAAGCAATAAAGAATTCCGTCACCGATGAAATCCGTGAAGTATTGGCTGAGGCTCGCCGGAAGGATTACGAAAATCCCGAATACCGAGCAGAGCGATCCAAAACGATGACTCAAACATGGAACGAACAAAGTGACGAATTAAAAACCAAAATGAAAGCGGCGTGGTCTACATCAGAAGTTCGTCAACGTCACGAACACACAACAGAGAATAAAAAGAAAATGAGCCAATCTTCAAAAGACTGGTGGGCGGCTAATGCTCGGCCTATTTTACAGCTTACAATAGAAGGCATCTTGGTGCGTGAATGGCCTTCGCCTAACCCAGCCATCAAAGAATATGGCAACCACGTTAGTAGCGTATTGAACGGAAAGCGAACTCATTGCCAGGGCTACATTTGGAGATACAAATGAAACTTGAAAGCGTCGAACGTGGTCCCGGTAGTGTTGTTTGGGAATTAACCAATATCTCTATCGGGATCACGAGAGAAGAATCGGAAGAATTGCGAGCCGCACTCGCAATAGTTCAAAAATACGAAAAAGCGGCTCTCCAGGCAGTTCGAGCGAAGCACAAATACAATCCTGCCAAGGATGCAGATTGGTGCGAAATTGCCTATTCCGTTAAAAATGACAAAGTAATAGTTGGCATTCGAGACGGAATGGCCGGTTAAAACTTTGCCGACAATTGCGGCAATGTAAAATTTAGCACCCGCATACCCGATACGGGAAATATCTGAACACAAACCAGACGTGACGCCGGATTAAAGCTCACTATTCTCCAGTTCTGGTTGGTCAACAATAGCCTCCTTGGGAGGCGATCTTCGTAATACACCCACGTCCCATCATTCAAATGAGGGTTTATCTCCGTTTGAGCCAGTTGGCTCACGTCTATAATTTCACCAGATGACACAACAATCACCTTTGATGTGTCAATATGACTGTCCAGCATGGCCAAAAGGGTCGCTTTTGACAATCTTTGGTCAGGAAGACAGGCTTGCAAATATGGATTCATGAATTTTACCCTCTATTAAGAACAACTTATTTATGCGGGAGTAGATACAGTATGGACGTGCGGCAAGAAGATTGTTATCTTTGGATGGACGAGTCAATCCCCGAAGATGAACGAACGATGAACGTGTTATGTGAACAGTGTCATCCGAAATACCCCGGTCTAGGATGGTTTTGGGAAGGATCAAGGCTCGGTTACGGACCTTTTGAATTTGCCTGCAATAAGTGCGGGCATGTGGTACATGCCGCCCCTAAGTCCAATACCAACAACGAGATAGGGCAAGGGATTACGAATGAAGACCATCAGACCAGTGTTTAAGTGCCACGGTGGAAAATTCTATTTGGCACAATGGATCATTTCGCATTTTCCTGAGAAGTACACAGAGATGACGTACTTGGAACCCTTTTGCGGGGGTGCGAATGTTCTTTTGAATAAAGAAAAATCTGTTATCGAGATAATGAATGATCTCGATCCAAACGTCATTCAAATCTATCAGGCTTTACGAGATGAGCCGAGAGAGTTGATTCGGCGTCTGAACCTCTGCAAATATTGCGAAGAAACATTCGATAGCGCCATCAAGAAGACTCAATACGACGATTATCTGGATCAGGCGGTCAACGAATTTATCGTTCGACGCATGAGCCGTGGCGGGTTGAAAAAAGCATTTGCTTGGAGCAATCGTCTTAGAGGCGGTCAACCTGGAGATGTCAACGCATGGATGACAGCCGTGAAAGGCTTGCCTGATTTAGCCGAGCGAATCAGAGAAGTTTATATCTTCAATAAGCCTGCCCTTGCGGTAATGAAGGCATTCAATTCGCCAAATACTTTCGTATATTGTGATCCACCGTATTTGCACGAGACACGAGTATCCAAAACCGTATATGCGTCGGAAATGACTACCGACGATCATATTGAATTGGCTCATGCTTTGAACGCATTTCAGGGCAAGGCCATGATTAGCGGATATGCTTCGCCGCTGTATAATCGACTGTACAAAGAATGGAATGTCGAAAAGAAAAAGATTGCGAATCATTCGTCGCAACAAAAGACCAAAGAGAAAAAGGTCGAAGTGATTTGGAAAAACTACTGATCGGCGTTACTTTCAGTTTAAGATTCTGATGTCGCAGTTGTGGAGCGACGGGAGTGTTTCCCAAAATCCACTGAAGTTAGAAGTTAGATAGAAGAAGGTGAACAATGTCGTACAACGACCGTATCGAGGCTGCGCTCGCAGCAATCAAGCAACACAACGAAGCCGTAGGTGGTGAAGGAAAGACGGGGTATATAAGCCCTGACGACTTCATCCAATGCGTAAAGGCTTCTGGCGGGACCAGTGAGGAACGCCTCTCTGCTCTGTCCCATGAGGATTTACTGGCTTGTATGCCAGCATCCCCAAACGGGGTCAAACCCCGTGTTCTGGCGAAAGAAGTCGCCGACATCTTCCGCAGCAAATCTGCTGCCTCCAAGACCGACGATAAGCGTCCCGTTTCCGGCAAAAAGGCCGAAAAGATGACGCCTCGTGAATTGGTAGAAGCATTCGATCCCGAAGACTCCAGCAACCCGGTTGGGGTTCGTCTTGCCACAATTTCCAAGGGCGAGAAGTTCATCATTTATTCCGATGGACGGATCGTGGACGTGGATACCACGTTCAAACTGCTCTCGGAAATTAAGGGCGGCTACTCTGGTCGTGATGATGTGGACGTAAACGGGGCCATTAAGAAGACGTACCGAATCGGCGAACTGCCGGAGAACTACGCTGATGAGAATCCTTTGTATCGAGATCGTCCGTTGCGTCCTGATGGAACGTGCGATCAGACTGGTAGAAGCTGGGAAGGCGTTGATCTTTCTGTCCGTCAACTCATCCGTGTCGCAATGGATGAAGGCGAACTGCGAGTCACGCATGAAATCGCCCATGACACTCTCGACGCTGTGATGGAAGCTGGCGCTCTGAAGAAACTTCGTTCTCGCTACCGCAAGGCAGCAATCAAGTTCGATGAACTTGCCAAGACCGGCGATCTTCCGACGTTGAAGATTCCTCTCGACGGAGGCAGCGAAAGCACCAGCCCTTTTTCCGGGGGTAAGCAAGTAGTTTGGGGTCAAAGCCCTGCTCTGCCCAATGCTTACATCAGCAACCAGTCGCCTCGTAACTTCCGGGCCGGTGGTGGTGGAACCTTCACCAATAACATTGGTCCGAAGTAAGCAAACGCAAAATATATCCTGCCCATTCGTATGTGGGCAGGATATTTTCTCTCAGCACACATCTCAAATAAGGTACATCATAATGGCGAAGAAGAAAGCAGTAGCAGTCGTCGCAAAGCCCAAGACGTATGTTGCCATCATTCTGGACAAGTCCGGCTCAATGGCTGCGACCAAGGCCGGAGCAATCAGCGGGTTCAACGAACAAGTTCAACAATTGAAGGAAGACTCCAAGACGCAAGAAATTTATTGCTCCTTGGTAACTTTCAACGGCGAAGTGTTCGAGCATCTGTGGAATGTCCCGGCAGAAAAGCTGTCGGAAGCAAATGTCGAAGAATTCCAACCGCTTGGCAATACTGCCATGCGAGACGCAGTAGGATATACAGTTCAGAAGTTGCTGACCACGACCGATCATGAAGACCCCAATACGGCCTACTTGATCGTGACCATCTCTGATGGTCAAACCAATCAAGACCGTCATTACAGTTGGGATGCTCTGAAGGAATTGACCCAAGGTTGTGAAGCCACCAAAAAGTGGACGTTCACCTATATGGGTTGCTCCAAGGAATATATGGAACAACTGTCACACAATGTTGGGACCAGTGCTGCTAATATGGCATCATGGTCTAATAAGACCTCAGCCGATACGGGCAAGGGGTTCTCCAATATGCGTAGTCGTCAAGCGAAATACTTCGTCGAACGAGCTATGGGACAAACTGCTGCGGCGAACTACGCCTCGGACAGCTTGAGCGTTGCCGACTTCACTGAAGATGTTGTAGAAGCAGCCCCGGCTCCTGTGCTGGTAGATGTGGCGGATTTGCCGAAGGTTGACTTCGCCAGCGTCTTGAGTCGTCAGCCGAGATACGAAAATCAGGCTTCTCCAGCATGGAACGGTGGACCTTTGTTCGCCAACTCCACGAAGGTGGCCTGGGCTGGTGCGGGCAATCATGGTGCAACCGCAGTCTCGATGGCAACAGCTATGCCCATCCAGAACGTGGTTCAACGTGGCATAAAGAAGAAGTAATCCCACTTCTCCCCTGAGCGGTTCCGATTATTTCGGAACCGCTCAGGGGAGTCAGAGTTCGGTGGCGAAATCACCTAATCCCATATAATATATGACTTTAGGTCAAATAACTGTATGTCGTTGACTTGTGTGACTTTGCGTCAAAAAAGTAAAATATGAAATTCAATTATGTCTTCGGTGGTGGGCCATACAAAGGTCATTGCGGCTCATCAGAAATGCACCAAGCTCCAAAAATCATTGGTTGTTTCAAAGAATTTTTCAAAGATAAACAATTTGACACAATAATTGAAATTGGAACTGCTTTTGGTGGCTTGACAATGTTGTTGGTCGATCTTAATCCTTTTGTAGAAATCCACACTTTTGATGTAACTGAATGGATGAAATATCGAATTGATGGAGCGACAAAACACATAGAGAATGTGTTTTTTGAAGGAAAAGAAGATATTGTCAGGATGATATTGGAAGAAAAGAAAGTCTTGTTGATCTGTGATGGTGGAGACAAGCCTAGAGAATTCAATGTTTTCGCCCCTTATCTGAAGCCGGGTGATTTCATCATGGCACACGATTATGAAGAAAACACTTGTGGTTGGAATTGGATTGAAATCAGAAAAAAAGACATTGAAGATACGATCAAAGAATGCAATCTTATCCCACATATGTCAGATGTAATGGGAGAAGTTGCTTGGGCCTGTTTTGAAAAACAATGACCTTCGACTGAAGCTCCCACTTCTTCCTGAGCGGACCCGATTTATTTCGGGTCCGCTTTTTTGTTGCGCCAACCCTAAATACCCGCATGAGTTTATCAGGTTTCAAAGAATGGCTATCTAAGACTGCGCCAGAAGGCGGGGGCGAAATATGGGACAACCGTTCCAATGCCGATCTCGATTTCGGGAGAACTGGAGCTAAATCCAGAAATGTCTCTCAAAACAAGTCAGGTCAAGTGGAGATAGACCCTGAAAAGCTATTCTTTGGAATATCGAAAAAGCGGAACCCTAAACTAGATACAGAGAAGAATTCCAATACTGGAGGAAGTGATGAAAACAATTACATTTAGAGTAAATCTTGAAACAGTAAACCGTCAAGGTTTCTTGCAGCCAAGCCGCACGACGCTGGAAGGCAATGAGACTGTTTCTGAAGCTGACAACATGCGTGCTACTCGCACCATTTACATCCCTGGCTTGTTACACACCAATACACAAGGCATTGGTCCAAAGGGATACTTGCGACACGGCGACACGTTTGCCGCCACTGATTCGCAGGCTATGTATTTGAAGAAGACGTATGTGTTGGGTAATGCCGACGACGTTCTTCAAATCGTATCAGAAGACTAATTTACATGGCCTTGTCATTCAATAGGGTGGGAAATGAGTTCGTTTCAACGATTGTGGGAAAATATCCAAGATCAGAAAGAAAAGACGCCCCAAGATGATAGGGCCATGTCCGCTATACGCACTGGTATGGGCGTTCGTGATGAGTTTTGGGATGACTTCCTATTGGTCATCAATAACTCAGAAGGTCTTTCACAATTGCTTGATGTTCCAACCACAAAGATTTCTGGTTGGCATGACAAGGTAAAGCATGTTCTCAATAAGGTCAGGCAAGCTGATGCTTCACCTGACCCTAAAGATAACGGCAAATTGCTCAAGACCGGGCAATCTGACGAGCCTGACCCACATACCATTGTCATGAATCCGGTGCAATAATGAAATCACTTAAAGATTGGCGAATTAGAGAGAACACTCAAAATGCTGAGTGGGATCACATCAAGTCAATGAAGTTCCCTACAAGCCCTGACATGAAGGCATTTATTGCACCCAGGGTGGGGAAACTTCAAGAAGCAATAGTGCTTCGATTAAGTGAAGGAAATCCAAAGATCAAATCCTTCAGGGATGTTCCACCTGAAGTACGAGATCAGTTTGCCCAAGCAATCGTGTCCTCGACGCTGGAAGCGTTCTTTGGTGGCATGGACCCACAAGCGGCTCAAACGGGTCACGGACAACCGCCAATGACTCCACAGCAGCAACAACCACCACAGATGTTGCCTCAAGATGAACCACAAACTCCAGCCGCATCGAGGGGATAATGAAAAGTTTTCATGATTTTGTTTGTCTAAAAGAAGAAGATGGGATGCCGCCTGCTCAAAATCAAATGAACCCGGCTGCTAATCAAATGCCACCTATAGGTCCAAGTCCAGAGGGACAAAATCCTGGTCAGGAAACAGACCGTGATCCACCGCCAGAAGCAGCATTGGAAATGGAAAGCATCACAAACGACATTCAACGTCAAGTTCATCGTCTTTTCCAGGTGCTAGATCGACACAATCTGAATAAGAACAAAACAGCTACTCTATTGACTACAATTATCCAACAAGCTATGCAGCCAATGGCAAACGGCTAAACAAGGAATTATGAATGAACGAGAGAAAGCGTATCGTAAGGCAGAATACCACAAGAAAAACCCAACACGATAAATTGAAAGAAGCATTGGCAAAGAAGCCAACCGCATCGCATTTGAATAGTCAAGGCATTTCGCCATTACAAATGCAGCAACTTTCTGGAGTCCCGCCAGAAAAAGAAAAGCTACTCAAAGAACGACTTGTAAAGAATGCTAAGAATCGTAAGAGATTTAGCAATCGCCCTCTCACCATTGTCCTGTCCGATCAAGTAGCAGGCAATAGCTATATGGAATCATTGAGTGCGACAGATGGTCGCTCCAATGAATGGCCAACACCTGCGTGGTTCCGAACAAGTGGGCCTGTAGATGTTTCCGTGATTATTCCATTGTATAAAAGCGATAGTGTCATTCAGGATTTGATCCGCACATGGCCCATTGAAAATGGAAAATACAGCGTTGAAATCATTTTCGTTGACGACCAATGTCCAAAGAAATCCAAAGACGTAGTATTGCAAGCATGGACGCTTCGCAAAGCTGAACTCAAGGGTCCAGTCGGCAAGATCATTTTCAACTCGACCAACAAAGGCTACGGACAAGCCTGTAATGCAGGGGCCGCTGCTGCGTCAGGCAAGTATTTGATATTCTTGAATGCCGATACAAAAGTGACTTCAGGTTGGGTTGATCCGATGATCGAGCTATTTGACGATCCTAAAACCGGATTGGTCGGGAACATGCACCTTAAAGAAGGTGGCGACCACAACGGAACGATTGACAGTGCAGGCTCCGAGTGGAAATGGAACGATATGTCGTTTGTCCACATTGGACGCCACTGCTATCGAAAACAAGGAATCTCAGGTCCATACAAACCAGAAAACGCACCAAGAGACTTGTTGGAAGTCGGCGAGCGTGAAATGGTAACTGGCTGTTGTTTTACAATGAAGGCTTCATTGTTTGAATACATTGGCGGGTTTAATCCAAACTATAGAATTGGATATTGGGAAGATTCAGAAATCTGTCTCAACGTAAGAGAGCTTGGCTACAAAGTCATGTTCCAGCCAAAATCTGTAATCTACCACAAGCTAGGCCATACAGCCTCCGGTGGTCACAGATACTTTGGCCACAATAAACTTTACTTCATGAATAAATGGGTCAAGTCTCACCGACTTGATGATCTATTGTTGACAGAAGCACGATCAAAAAACGAAAACCCTGTAACACGCATTCTTGTTCGTCGTAGCAATGCGCATGGAGACGCACTGGTCGCTGCCGGTGTATGTGCAGGTCTTAAAAAGAAACATCCTAACGCTCACATTATGTTCTGCACATTGTTTCCTGAAGTCATCTGTCAGAATCCTTACATTGATGAATTCATTGATGTGCGTCAAATTCATCAGACTCCATTCGACGTGTTTTACAACTTGGACTTCTGTTATGAATGGCGTCCAAGGATTAACATACTCACTGCCTATGCTGAGGCTGTTGGTGTCAAAAAAGAAGATTGCAAAGTTTGCATGGTGCCACAACCTATTCTTGGCTTCAAGCTACCAGATAACTTTGTTGTTGTTCACGCTGGTCGCACGGATTGGGCTGGAAGAGATTGGCCACATGAAAACTTCGTTGAACTATCCGAAAGGCTAATGGCTGCTGGCGAAAACGTCGTAGCGGTAGGGAAGTATTCAGAGGGGCCAATTCCTTGCACTCTTGATTTGAAGTCAAAGACTTCCATTGCAGAAATGGCCTATGTAATGAGCAAAGCAAAAGCGTTTGTTGGAATTGATTCTTTGCCTATGCACGTCGCCCAAGCCTTTGATGTGCCTGGAGTGTCCTTCTTTGGATGCGTGTGGCCAGAATCAAGAATCTATAGCAACAAGATGCGTGGAATCAACGCCCAAGACTTGCCATGCTTAGGATGTCACCATCGCAAGCCAGCACCATCCACTGTAACCAAGACCTGCGAAACAGGCACACTGGATTGCATCAAAAAAGTGTCAGTAGACGATATGTGGCACAAAGTGCAAGATTTACTTGAGGAAGTGAACAATGGACGTATTAGCCTCTTGGGATGATGGATCAACTGCTGATCTTAAAATGGCAGAGCTTATGGCACGTTACAATGTGCCAACCATCTTCTATTGGCCGTCCATGCTAGGCAAAGCCAAGAATATGGCTATGACTAGCTCGTGGTTGACTGAGGAAAATTGCAAAGAGATTGCCAGCAGATTTGAAATTGGATCACATTCCGCAAGCCATCAACCGATGAGCAAGATGACCATCCCACAATTAGGAATGGAAATCACAGATTCTCGTAAGCATTGGCAGGATTTAACCGGACAAGAGATTGAGTCTTTTGCTTATCCGAAAAGCAGCATGAACAGCTTGACCAAAGCTCTCATTCGAGGAGCAGGATATAAGTCTGCTCGAACCAGCATTCCGGGTCATTTGCGACCCGGCGACGATCCTTTTGCAATTCAATGCACTGTTCAGATCGGCATCGACCGTATTGAATACGTCGATAAATGCTGGGAATATTTTGCCGATGAGATGTTGGCCAAGGCCGATCCTGACAGCGTATTTTATATCTTTGGAAACTCTTGGGACGTGGAAGCGTACAACGATTGGGACGCCCTGGAAACACTTCTCAAGAAGCTGACAGCACATTGATTTGTCGCAGGCATTTGGGCGGCGCACTACCGTTCATGTCTCCAAAATCATTGTCGGACAGATCAAGCAAAATGCGACAAGAAACCTTCTTTGTGGTATTTGAGCAAATCCTTGAAAATTGATCCACTGAATGGCAGTGTTCAATGGGAACTTCAATAACTGTAATTTCTGATTCTTCAATCAATTGAAATAATTTCTGCCACGCCTCTTCTGGCAAATGAAGTTCGATACCAAGAATAACAACTCCAAATGGCTTATCTGGCTTGCCGGTCCAGTTTTCAAAACCAATTTGGAGATGCTGATGATTCCCAATTTCCAATAAGTCTGTTCGTGGATCAATAACAACAACTTTCTTATCAGATGGCAAGAAGGCAGTCATAGGTGTCTTGTATCCACCTAATTCAATTACTGTTTTGCAATCACGAACAAAGTGAGCAGCCAGTATGCTGCGAGCCTTAAATGGCTCTGACCATAAATACTTCCATTCAATCATGCCAATTTCCTCACAATAGCTACGCCAGTACCAATCCTGATGTTGCACACTTCATACGAATTCAATTGTTGCAATTCTTCTATTAGCTTAGGCACGCCCGTTTGAACCATACTGTCGTGCAAAGTAATGATTCCATGCACTGGAACCAGTTCTGAATATGCAAAAAAGTCATGTTTTGCCCATTCGTATGAATGGTCAGCGTCTATGTGCAAGTAATCTATTTGTTTGCCAACAAAATCTTCCAAAGCATCTTTGGTTGTTTTCTTGATAATCTTCACATCGAAAGACTGAGTAAAAAACGTATCTTGTTTGTGATAGTCTGGCTCGCCCCACCCGGCTTCTGGCATGTCTGCGTCTACCAAAATGGTTTCGCTTTCATTGAATATTCCAACATCAAATTGAGCCTGTCGCATCAATCGAGGAACGAATCCACTTCCTGATCCGAGGCAAACACAGCACTTTGATTTGTACATATAAGGGAAAGCATAGTGCAATATGCCACCGCCAAGAAAGCTATTTGTTCCATGATAGCTACCATGAAACATTTCATCACGAGTGATCCATTGCTCAATACAATCTTTGTTGATTAAGGGAATCACGAGAACAATCCTTTCAGCCAATTCGACCAACTAGACTTATCTTCAGGAAGCAGGTCTACTTCATCCAGGAATCCATTGATGTAATCTTCAAGTCCTACCGTTGGAAACCAATTTAGTTTGTCAGACGTAAATTGAATATCTGCAAGCGTGGAATCGGCTTCGCCAGGACGCTGCGGAAGATAGATGATCTCTTGAGGCTCAAACATCTCTGCAACTTCTTTGATAGAGAAGTTAACGCCGGAGCCAAGATTGAAAATCTCTCCATTCCAACTTTCACAAGACATGGCGATCAAGCCAGTCACAATGTCGCTGACGTGTGTGAAATCTCTTCTCTGCTCGCCAGTGCCAGTAACAGTAAGTGATTCTTTGGCAGTCTTCTGTCTTTCAAAGATTCCAATTACCGTTGCATATTGACCTTCGGTTGGCTGTCGTGGCCCATAAACATTAAAGAATCTTGCAATGGCAACAGGGACACCATAGACCTGATTGTACATTATGCACATTTCTTCACCGAGCCATTTTGACAGTGCGTATGGGTTTTTATGAGGATCACCATAAAAGGAAGATGATCCTGCGTAGACCAGTTTGGCCCCCATCTTCTTGGCAAGCTCCAAAGCTCTCATCGTGCCAAGCACATTGATGCTGGATGTTTCAATAGGCAATTGAAAGCTCGGCTGAATGCGTGCTTGTGCGCCCAAGTGAAATATCACATCGTATTTGTCATCTTCTGCAAACAAAGAAGACAAATCATCTTGAATATCCGCATTGATCCATTTTGTTTTTGGATTCAGACGACTTTGTTTGCCCGTTGAAAGGTTGTCCACCACACAAACTTCGCAGCCCAATTCAACAAGCCTATCGGTTAAATTTGATCCAATAAACCCTAATCCACCAGTAACAATACATCGCATAATTAGATTCTCCTTGCATTAAGAGAGGGTGCCGAATTCTATTTTTTGGTGACGACACTATATATCTTAGCTGCTTAAAACAGGGAGGAATCATGAAACGACAGCTTACCGCATTTGAAGTACAAGATGTACTCCGTAAACTTGAATTATATCTAAACGATCTAAAGGTTCGCTGGAATCAGGAGAACCCTGGTGGCGTTCGCTCTTGGTTCACGGTGCCAAGAAGCTACATCTTACAAGCAACGACATTTATTGTCGGCATTATTGACGAACTGATTACGTTTGTCGAGCCAGTCATCCCAGAAGGCAGCGACAAGAAGGCTGCTGTTTTGGCAGTAGTAGGCAAGCTGTTTGACTACATCGCAGTCCAAGCGTTCCCTTTCTGGCTGAAGCCATTTGCAGGGACAATTAAGGCAATTGTAGTGGGCATTATCATCAGTCATTTGATTGATTTTATCGTCGCCAAATACAACTCTGGTTATTGGTCTATGAAGCAGGAGGCTACAAATGGCACAACGGATCAAGTTGCGTAATCCCGTATGCAATCTTTTACCCTACGACCGAGAAGACCTCTTGACTATTCAAGATGTCGAACAAAAAGTAGGTTGGGAAATCACAGCATTCAATCTTCCTGAAGCCTGGGAATTTACTAAGGGCGAAGGAGTGATTGTAGCTGTACTCGATACAGGTGCAGATTTAGACCACGAAGACCTCGTGGAGAATCTTCTTCCTGGCAGGAACTTCGTTGACCCGAATTCCCCACCAGAAGATGACAACGGACATGGTTCGCACGTCACGGGCATCATCTGTGCGATCAATAATGCGTTTGGTGTTGTGGGCGTTGCTCCAAAAGCCAAAGTCATACCTGTTAAGGTATTAGACAAGAAAGGCGCTGGAAACCTGCCTAACGTCGCTAATGGCATTCGTTGGGCCGCAGACCAGGGTGCCGACTTCATTACGATGTCTCTTGGCGCACCGGCTCAAGTGCCGATGATTCAAGACGCCATTCGCTATGCAGCTTCTAAGGGAACGGTGACATGGTGCGCTGCCGGTAATGCTGGCAGGACACGTCAAATCTTCTACCCGGCTGCTTACCCTGAAGTAATTGGCATTGGTGCCATTGATGAGAATTTTGACCGTGCTTCATTTAGCTGCACTGGTCCAGACTTGGATTTCGTTGCCCCAGGCGTGCGAATCCTGAGTACAGTTCCAGATAACTGGTATGCTGTTCTCTCAGGAACAAGCATGGCAAATCCATTTGCTGTAGGCGTGGCAGCATTGCTGCTTTCCTATAAGCGAAGCAAAGGCTTGAATATCCAACTAAAAGACAATACGGACTACATCAACTTGATGAAGTCCTATGCAACACCAACGAAAAATCCCGAATTCGCCGGTCAAAGATTCTTTGAGGGATTCGGGATTATTGACCCACGCAAAATGGAAGAATGGGTCAAATCACATTAGTTGTTCTCGGAGTTCTTGAATCTTTAATTTCAAGACTCCGGCAACTTCATAGTTTTCAACCTTGACGGCCTTGGCCATTTTATCTTCAAGGTTTTTAATTTGATCCTGAACACTGAGCGCCGCTTCTTCTTGGAGGCGGCGTTTTTTTTGTTCTTCAGGGAATTTCTTAGGCACCTTGCCAACGTGTTTGGTTGCACCATTCTGACACTTCTGAAGAATGTGTTCGACAGATGCTTGATAGTATTCATAGCACTTGGCGCAGCCGAACTTGCCGGTCTTGGAAATATCTTCTGGGGTCGTCCCACAACCAGGACATTTCGTTGTTTGTGATGCAGCTTTAGCCGTTGCTCGCTTCTGAGAAGCAACAGTCCCAAGCATCAACAGAGACAATAGGCCAAGCAGCCCGCCCAAACTAGATGGTTTTTCTGGTTCCGGTTTAACCTCTGGTTCGACTGGACCACCAGTATATTTTGCTGCACATTTATCGCACATATGCAACTCAGTATAACTACCGTCCTTCAGTTCTGTGACATGCAGAACCTTCTTATCATCACATGGTTGTTTGGAATACGGACAGTCCATAGGTCATTCCTTTTTTCTTTCGATTAACTTTTCTACATTGTGAATAGATCGAATTTGATTAAGCGTGAAATCAACTTCTTTCTTTTCCAATTTATCGAATTCCTTTAAGGTCTTCTCGGCAAATGCTTCGTAGGCGACAGCATATTTCTTTCTCAATTCCAATAGTTGATTATTGTACTTCTCAATATCGGCCTTGAGAGCAGGCTTGTCTTCGCCCTCGCCTTTTGGCTTGTAATCAGGATTGTCAAACTTTTTAAGTTCACGACTCCAGGCTTTCTGCAAGGTGGTCATTAGCTTGGTTTGTTTCTCAGCCAACTCAAGTATAAAAACATTTTGCTCTTGAGTCGATAAGTCACTGAGTTTTTTCTCTGCCTTAGTAGCTCCAACGATCAATTTAAGGTCTTTGTAGCCACCAGTGAATGTAGCAGCCTCGATCTTTTTGAAATGACCCAAAGCCTTTTCATAATCCACCAAAAGAGGAGGCGGTGGCTCTGGAGTGAAGATGATGATTTGCGCACTAGCAATCTGGCAATTGATGCCAAACGCCATGACAAGAAAAAAACAAAGTAAGTATTTCATTTTATCTCCAATGTGGAGTTGGTCCACATATTCATAGGAGCGATAATAATGAATTTATGCGGGAATGCCGTCACCTTTTATTCTCAAAACAAAACCGTCATTTTCAATCGCTGGAGTATTGGCGGGAACAATTCTTTTGATCCAAATAGGGATGCTATCTAAGGGGCGAATATCTCCCACAGAAGCCGTTGTGTTAAAAACGATATTGTTGGGAGTAGTCGTATCAACATCAATAACATCGGCTATACGATTGATCGGACCACCACTCACTGACTTCACGACGCTAATCGTTGTTGTCTGACTGGCGACTAGGTTGTTGCCTCCTGTCTTGAGGACCAATACCTCATGATACCTTTTTGATGCCGCTTCAACAAAGTCAATTTCAAACACAACGCTCGATCCAGCCAAAGAACCAGACACAATAACGTCTTCAAGATTTGTGATCGCTCGAAGTGCAGTTTGAAGATTGCCTGACCAAACAGATAAGTCAGAGTTCCAATTTACCAACACATCATGGTTGCTGGTGTCGGTGTATGTCAAAGTGAAAGAGCCACCTGTAATAGATGTGGCATTTGTGACTGTCAGGTTTTGTCGTTCATCCTCGAAAGAGAATCCCAATTGCACAGTCACTTCGCCTGGAGTGTCATATGCAACGTAAATCAATGCGTTGTAAAGGGAATCGACATTGCTTTCGTTATTGACATAAAAGCAACGATAGTCGATCACGCCAGATTTCGTTTCAGCATCCGTGACATCATCAAACAGTCTTTTGTTGAGGATTGGTTGAACAGACGGATCGCCGCCCAAAGACTCATTTGGGTCGGAGTTTGTGCTGCCGCCTGAAAAAGTAAAGGTGATGTCAGAATTTGATAGGGGCATTATTTGTTACCTTCAGAGATATTCTTCGCCAGGATATATCGGACGTTGCGAGGGGTATATCCGGTGAACTCGGCTATTTCTCGAACTCCCCAGCCTAATTGAGCGAGGTTCTGAACTTTTTGATGATTCACCTTTTGTCTATTCGGCGAGACATCGTTTGAGTGTAGAATACGATATATCTCGGCCTCCGATTTGCCAAATTGTTGGGCTATTTCGGAGATGCGTATTTTTGGGCTGTTAAGGTAAACATTTATGATGTCCCCGTCGCCGCCCTGGTCGGTGATGAATTGTTTGAATCCGTACATGCTTTATTTACGCTTGGGGGTTATTTTTCCCCAAAGGGTATTGACCCACCGAATATACAACGATAACATTTAAGGCTGGAGGTTGCTCATGGGGTATAATCGCTACATCGACTGGAAGCCGGAACCGGCAAACTCAAAGATTCTACAGATATATTCCAAGGGCTTGGAGTATGCCTTGGTTTCTTCCGACTATGAGCAGTGCCATCCGTTTGTCTGGTGCAAGGATTTCTTGCATGACGTTATGTACGGAACCCTCCACAATAAGTGGTTTGAAATATACAAATTCAAATACAACCCTGCTCTCGATCCGGCTCCTTGCCTTGATCGGGTTAGATTGCTGCTCACAAACTCAAAAGACAAGAAGTTCGCAGAGAAAATCCCGGCTGTTCTTGATTTCATCAATCAAATTGAAGAACGCCTCAAGATCAAAAAGTCATTTGCTCGGCAATGCGGCTATCCACCCGAAGCATACCAAAAAGCTGGTGTGTTTATGTTCGAGGGAAGCAAAAGATGGATTCAATCGCCGCCGATGCTCTCGCTCTACACCCTGTTATTGCGTGTAGGGTTCTGTCACACAGTAGGTGACTCCTTCATGAAAACAATCGAAGGAGTCAAGTCTGGTGAGATCAAGCCTTACCAGAAGAAGGACGGATACTGGCTCAAAAGCTCAGATGTCGCCCTTCAAAAGATTTTGCGGGTCGGCGACCGGCGAATCTTCTACAGAGATATTCAGTTGAACTACCCTAGCAATATGCAGATCGACTCGATCCACAATAGGCTGGGTATTATCGGGTTTGCTACTGACATGATGTATAAGGCCATTGGCCAACCCGTTCTCGTTCCGTACTGGCACTATCAAAAGTGAGGATTCGCTATGACTTTTTCATTTGGAACCGACCCTGAGTTCATGTTGACCCATCATGATGAACTCAAGAGCGCAATCAGTGTTCTTCCTAAGAAGGAAGATGCTGTTGTTAAGAACGGGCATGGGTACTACTTCGATAACGTCTTAGCCGAGATCGCAGTAAAACCAGCCAAGAACAAAGACGAAGCACTATGCAATGTGCGATCTGCATTACATGGACTGGCTCAGATCATTCAACCTGCCAAGTTCGTCATTAGGGCGTCTGGCAATTACCCTAAGAAGGAATTGAATTGCCCGGACGCCAAGATTGCTGGATGTAATCCAGAATGGAACGTGTACAGTCTTCAACAGGTCTTCCCGCCCGATGATGACGTAGACCTTCTGGACGGCTACTACCAATTCAAAACGCCGTTCCGGTCGGCGGGTGGTCACATCCATATTGGCAGTGACGATCTTCAAGACCCTACGAATGCCTTCAATGTCATTCGCATGATGGACTTGTTCCTGGGAATTCCGTCTATCTTCATGGATACTGATGAGACATCCAAGGACAGAAGAAGAATCTATGGTCATGCAGGCTCGCATCGCACGCCAGATTATGGTCTGGAGTATCGTGCTTTGGGTAACTTCTGGTTGTCTTCTCCTGAGCATGTGGCCTTGATGTACGATCTGACCTCATTCGTTATGAGTTTCGTGAATCAGAAGATTCACGAGCGATTCTGGACTGTGAATGAAGACCTATTGGACGAAGAAGACCCTAGTGTTGCATATTCTTGTTTTGGCTATGACGCCAATATGCTTCGCAAGGCAATTGATACCTGCAATCGAAAAGAAGCTGACAAGTTCATGATGTTTGTGAGCAATTATCTTCCGACTCGCTTGCTTCAGGCGATTGACCGGCTTTCTGGCAAAGCCCTTCCTGACCCTTATGTTGCATGGAATATCGAATAATGTATGAAGTCATCGTGCGTGAACCAGAAGGGGATTGCCTCGGTATGGTTGTGTTGCTACCGGGTCGAGGACAGCCTGCAAAGGACATCCTGGCCCGGTATCATCGCTTTTCGACATTGAATCAATTCACATTGGTAGCTATTGAACCAATGGATGAATGGTATCCTGCGCCCAAGGGAGCAGAAGATCAAATGGAAGCGGTTTGGGGACTGAAGCTATCCGTCCCTCAGATGGACGAATTCATCGCTGAACTCGAAGAAGAGTTTGAAGTGGATCGGTCCAATGTGATATTAGGTGGATTTTCTGCTGGGGCGGTGATGGCTATTCAACTTGCCGCTCTTACAGACAATCCATTCAACGCCGTGATTGCCCATAACGGGGCGATATTGGAGCCAGACGAATTGCCTGAGTCTCGGCACCCGACTAAATATCTTGTTATTCACAATGAAAACGACGATTGCTTTTCATGGGAAGAACGATATTTGCCTATGAAGAATGCCTTGCTTGAACAAGGCTACGATTTAGAAGTGATCGAGGGTGAAGTCGGCGGTCATTTTATTGCCCCAGAAGATGTCGAAGACGCTGGCTTCTGGATTAGAGAACAATATGATCTGCCTATGCCTGAAAAAACAAACTATTCTTCTGAAGAGACTCCCGAATAACTCGACACCTTTGCCGTAAATCAAACTCTCGGCATTTGTGACACATCCAAGGCAGCTTGTATTCTTGGAAGGCTTTTACTTCCAAGAACAATCTCTTTTCATGGATAAAGAATTCATTCTTGCAAGCCCTGCACGACATCTGTGTGAAGCCATCTTTGGCTTGGCTGCACATCTTTTCTTTTTGCTTAGACGTATGCGATTGATAATATCGCAATAGCTCATCTGGCATATCTGGTATGACCAGCTTGGAGCCAACAAGCCATCCATATTTAGAACCGAACTCATGTGTAGACGGCGGTACGACCGATTGGTGCTTGTGCGCTCGAAACTCCATCCCGTTAAAAACCTTGCGGGTAAGAGATGGATCGGGATTCAAAAAGAGATGATGCGTTGACTTAGAGCTACGGAACTTAGGATGAGGAACATACTCCGTCATTTGATGCAGAAGATCATTGGCTTCTTCTGTATCGCCTTCCACGTCAACAATATTGCCAAGTAAAATGCCCATGTCATAGGCATTGTCATTGTCATTGTCATTGTCAAAATACGGACGCCATTTTTCAGCATTCCAATTTCTGTTCCAATTCAGCCCCACCGGGGCCTTCTTTCCCAAGTAGACCGCAATTGGTTGTAACCCTGCTTGAACGTAGAGTTCAAACCATTGTGCCTTTGTTACCATGTATGCCCTGCTTACGAGTGAGACGGATCACGAAGATATGATTTCATAGCTTCAATAATATCGCCAGTGGTGAGACTTTCAATCATGACGCCTTGGCGATGCGCCCACTCTACTACCTTGAGAACATTCTTCTCATTCGTTTTGTTGAGCCAGAAGTTACGCAGTTTCATTTTGCACACTCTACTATTGTTAAGAGGTAAAATCAATGTCGAAAACAGCCATAGTCACTGGCGCTACAGGTTTTGTGGGCCATCACATTTGCAACAGGCTTTACAACAACAATTGGACCGTGATTGCTGTTGGAAGCAAAAGTGAAAACAATCCTTTGTGCCATAAGTTCCTCCAAATAAACTTGGACGGAATATCTTGGGATTTGATCCCAAAGATTGATGTTTGCTTTCACCAAGCGGCGAATAATGACACGACAGATATGGACATGGAGAATATGCTCCGGTCGAATCTGACCGCTCCTTCAAATCTATTCTATCGCTTGGCGAGAGAAAAAGGCTGCAAGCAGTTCGTATATGCGTCAAGTTGTTCTGTTTATGGAAACGAGTCTGTTCCATATTGCGAGAAGAAGACACGATTAGACCCGTTGAATCCATATGCTCACTCCAAAATGTTATTTGAGCAATTTGCGGAAAGTTTCGCAATAGAGTACGGCGTCAATCTTGTTGGACTTAGATATTCCAATGTCTACGGTCCAGGAGAAAGCCACAAGGGAAAACGGTCGAGTATGATAAGCCAATTATTACAAAAAATGCTGCGAGGGGAAAGGCCAAAAATATTCAAATTTGGAGAGCATTTAAGAGATTGGGTGTACATCGAAGATGTTGTAAATGCAAATTTATTGGCAAGCCAATACAAGAACTCCAATGTATTCAACGTAGGATCAGGAAAAGCCATGAGCTTCAATGATGTCGTAAGCACGCTGAATTTAGAGTTGGGTACGGATTTGGAACCAGAATATATCAACTGCCCATTTTTGGATGCTTATCAAGCTCACACATTATTGGATTTACACCATTCAAAAACGTGCTTAGGCTATTTACCAGAATATGAACCAGCCAGCGGAATCAAGAAGTTCGTTGAAGAAACAAAAAAAGCCACAGTATAAAACTGTGGCCTTCTTAACCCGTTGATTGTGGCACTGTTACATATACGCTTTGATGATTTGATAAATTCTATCAACAGGCACTTGAAATTTTTGTGACAAACTATCCAACAACCGCTCGCTAAGACCAGAATTTCTGGTTGCAGCAAAAGCTGCGTCCAATATTTGTTTTGATAGCGGGTCTAAATTATTGCCCAATGCTGCTGGATTTCCTGGATTAAAGTGGGTAGGTTCTCCCATTTTATTCAACGATTACATTTGACCCGGCTCAGGACGAACAGCCTGAGTTAAGTTCTCGGTATCAACTGGAGTGAATAGATTTTCACCACCGCCAGTGCTTTGATATTCAGTCCAACCATCGTTGTACTTCGCATCAGGAGAACTGCCGGTCATGCTCTTAACGCTATTCCACCACTTCTCGTCGTCAGTGGCTTCTTTTTGCATTTTCTTCTTGGATGACTTCTTAGAGTTCTTCTTTGAGAACATTGGGCCTGCATCGCCCATGCCGCCACCGACATCGCCGCCTTTGCCGCCTAGAACCTTCTTCTTGTGTTCTTCTGGCTCGCCTTCTTCGTCATCACCGTCCAAGTCTACACCGGCTTCTTCTTCAGCGTCTTCCATGTCGTCATCGCCCATGTCGCCTTCTTCAGCGTCTTCTTCATCGTCGCTGTCGTCGTTATCAGACCACATTTTCTTCTTGGACTTCATCATTTTCTTCTTGGACTTCTTCTTTGAGAAGAGAACTGAGTTCAAGTCTTTCTTGCCCTCGTCATCACCTTCATCGTCGCCTTCGGCGTCAATATCGGCACCTTCTTCATCGTCCATGTCTTCGTCGTCCATATCGGAACCGCACTTGGCTTTGGACTTCTTCTTGGATTGAGCGCCGCACATTTTGCCGCACTTCTTGCTGAACTTAGGCTTTTCGTCGCCGTCGTCATCAGAATCCACATCAACGTCCACATCTGGATCGTCTTTTTCGGAAGATGGCTCAACCATCTCGCCGTCGCCGGTTTCATCTTCTTCTTCATCATCATCAAACATTTTCTTTTTAGCTTTCTTCTTGGCCATTTTCTTGGCTTCTTCTAGGTCCATACCGAAGCCAGATGGGGCTTGAATTCCCAAGTTTGATGGGTTGGAAATACCAAGATTAAAGCTCGGTAATACAGACTCATTCAGCGTCTTCCACTGTTTGTACGTTAGCATAATTATTCCTCTTTCGATCTAAACGGGTTAAATCTATATATGACAGGCTCCAAATCTTTTCCAAAGGAACGGGAAATGAAAAAAATACTTCTCGCTTTGGCTTTCTTCGGTACGCTGGCGTATCTGTATTGGTTTTTAACCACGCCTAGAGCAACGCCGGTTTATCTATCCCCCACAGATCAAATATCCAAGCAAGAAAAGCCACAGCCAGTTCATGAGATTTACGATATTATCAAAACAATCAACGACAGAAGCTCAAAAATCAACAGCCTTTACATTGTCGAAATGCCCATCCGTCTTCAGCAAGGCAACATGACGGCCAAAGTCTATGGCGAACTAGCAATGGAAAAAGAAAAGAACTTCCGATTGAAGGTCGCACACCAATTAACCGGGAAAGAAATGGATATTGGTTCAAACAAAACTCATTTCTGGTTCTGGTCAAAAAGAATGAATCCTCCAGCATTGCATTATTCTTTGCATGAAGACCTGGACAAGACAATGCTGAGAACCGCATTGAACCCCGCCTGGATGATGGAATCACTCAATGTCAGCCCTGTCAGTACAGAAAACATCGAGATAGCCAAATTCAAAGAATTCTGGGCTACAATTCAACCAAGAATGAGCGGCACAGGAGAAAAAGTCACAGTGGTTACGCTCATACACCCTACTCAAACGGTTGTAGTTGGCAGATATTTGTACAATCAAAATGGCAAATTGATCGCAAGCACTGAATATCAGGACTTTTCAGATGTCATACCTAGAAAAATACTCATAATATGGTACGAAGAAGGTATAGCTCTCGATTGGGACTTATCAAGGGTTCAAACAAATGTGGGCATCAATCCAAAATTTTGGATGATGCCCGACATGAGAAGCAAGATAGACATGGGAAAGTAATTATTTGTTAAGTGCCTTCCTGATGGCGTCTCGTCTAACGGCCTGTGTTTTACGACGTTCGGCACTCAACCCAGCAGCATTGGTAGGCTGCTGAGGCGGTGCTGCCTGCGCACGAAGTTGAGTTGGAGTAGGCCCAGCGGCAATACCCCCTGATGTTGAACGAACAGATGTAGTTGGACGAAGAACTGGTCCACTACGACCGCCACCGCCCCGATTTTTGCTGCATCCACATGCCATAGTTGACCTCACATAAAATAACGTGTATTGGTTTTATAGATCAAGTTTTTCCGCTGACTGGTCTTTTGAATTCGACTAATCAACTTTTCTTGCTGCTCAGTCATTGCTGGAGCCATCTTCGTACTGCCACAACCGCAACCTTCCTTTGGCTTCTCGTTTGGCTTCTCGTTTGGTACTTGCGATTGGTCCATACTCTATTTATGGACGAGCAACCCAAAAAGGATTTCCAATATGTTTACAGAAGACGAGATATTGAAGCTAATTGAAAAAGCCACTGACGCTGCATTCAAAAAGTTTAGCGATGGTTATTACCAAGATTCCGAAGTAATTCTTAACCAAACGCTCAAAGTCTTCCCGAACGAAATCCACGCACTTCAATTGATGGGACTTGTAAAGCATAATCTTAGCAAGTTCACAGAAGCCATCGACATCTTCAACAAGACTATCGAAATTGAACCCAATAATCCAGAAAACTACAACAACATAGGCTTGTGCTATTCAAACAATGGAAAATATGACATTGCAATTGAAATGCTAAAGAAAGCCATAGAGCTAAATCCAACATGCTCGTACATGCACAGTAATCTAGGACTCCAATATCGAAACATCAACAATCTCAATGCCGCAATAGAATGTTTCCAAAAGTCACTTTCCATTGAAGAGAATGAATTGACTTGGGGAATGTTAGGCGGCTGCTATGGCGAGAAGCGGGACTTAGAAGAAGCCGAACACTGTTTCAAGCGATCTATTGAAATCAATCCAGAGTTCGCTGGAGGGCATGTGGATTTAGCCAACGTGTATCACTTGAAGGGCGAATGGGACAAGGCGTGGGAGGAATACGAATGGCGACACGAGGTATTCGAGCAACTTAAAGTTTGGCAGACTCTTTATGATCCCGCCAAGAAATGGACGGGACAACCACTGGAAGGCAAGACCATAATCGTACATGGAGAGCAAGGTCATGGAGATACAATTCAATTTTTTCGGTATATCCAATACTTGAAGAACGCCCATGTGATCTTACATTGCTCCGGCGATCTGGCAGACATATTTGCTGGTCACATTGATGATATTTACACGAATGAACCGAGCGAAACAAAAACAGAACAATTGCCTAGCCATGATTATCATTGTTCTATTTTGAGCCTACCTTATATTCTAAAATTGAAAGAAGCACCAGCATTCCCATTAAATATCACCAAGAACATAAATCTTGATCGCTACTCTAATTCATTGAAGATTGGAATCGTGTGGGCTGGAAATCCCCAGCACCCAAATGACGCCAATCGTTCTTGCCATCTGAAGTATTTCCAAGAGATTCATGACATTCCAGGTGTTAAGTTGTTTAGTTTGGTAAAGGACACCCGGCCTCGCATCTATCGTTTCAATTCTGATCCTATTGATCTGACTGAAGAAACTGAAGAAATGAAGATCGTGGATATGTCACCACTCATGAACACTTTTGGTGACACAGCAGAGATAATCAATTCTCTCGATCTAGTGATTACCGTAGACACATCTGTTCTGCATCTTGCTGGGTCAATGGGTAAGCCAACCTGGGCTTTGCTGCCGTGGGTTTGTGATTGGAGATGGGGAACAGGAACAGAAACAGCATGGTATCCAAGTGTTAGGATATTTCGCCAGCCGTCAAAAGGCGATTGGCATTCAGTATTTTCAAACATCAAGAAAGAGATTTATAATGAACAACGATTACGTTGAGAAGAATTTAGTTTACCAAGACCAAGTACAGCAAATTGCGAAGTTGGTGTTCCACGTTTTTTACTACGACGAGGAAGAAAAGCTCAATTATTCTCCTGCGGAGGCTTACGAAAAGGAAGTCACCGACGACTTGCTGCCAATGGCAGAAAAGATTTTACACTTCTTCGGAACTGCGGACGAAGCGAAGAAAGCAATTCGCTTCCTACATACAGTAAACCCAATTAAGGCCAAGGAAATATTTGATGAACTGTAAAATCTTCTACAGGATTAGCAGCAATAGCCTGCCTAAGCCAAAACTACCGGGTGCAAACAAGCTCCGATGCTTGGACAATTTCATAAGTGCATTTGGACCCGAAATCAATGTGCTGGCTGACAATTGTGACGTGCAGACATTAAACGAACTTGAACGACGTGGTTTGTCCACATTGACGACAGACTATGGCAACGCTCAATCATTTTTGTTTACATTGTCGCAGGTTCAGTATTGCCCATACGATACGCTGATCTACTTCGTAGAAGATGATTACCTTCATTTGCCGACATCTCGCACCCTTCTTGAAGAAGGCATTGCCTCTGGCGTGGATTATGTCACCCTATATGACCACCCGGATAAATACGGCCCGTTATATGATGGCGGCGAAACATCCAAAGTGTTTCGCACCGCATCATCTCATTGGAGAACATCTATCTCCACCTGCATGACGTTCGCATCTACAGCAGGCATATTGAAGAAGGATATGGAAACATGGCACAAATGGTGCAGCGACACCAATCCCGACGATCATGGTGCTTTTTCATATTTGAATACACAGGGAAGAAAATTGGCCGTGTGTATTCCTGGGGCTGCGTGCCATACAGATTTGAACTATTCGACCATCATTGGCGAAAATTGGATTGAACCGTGGGCGATCCAAATGATGCTCAAAACTGTGGAGAAAAGCATCTACAAGGGATATGACGCAGATGCCATTGATGCGATGGAAGAAGTGCTTCATCACCAAAAAGGACAACACAATGACTTAACGAAGTTGATGTTGATCTCAGAAATTGAGAACCACAGTAAAAAGAAAAGAGCGAGCAAACTTTGATGTTTGCTCGCTCTCGGAAGTGACCAACTCAACGAACTCAGCAATTACGACTGAGTTGTTGTCGATGCAGTCGAAGACTTGCTCTTGGCCGGAGCCTTGACAGAAGTGACCTTCTTAGAAACAGAAGACTTCTTTGCAGCCTTCTTCAGCGTTGCAGTTGCAGGAGTCGCAGTCTTGCTGGCGGTGTCGCTGACATCAACATCAGTGAAGCCCAGAGACTTGGCGAGATTGCGTGCAGCGCCGCTGACAGCGGACTTGGTAGGGAACTGTGTGCTACCATCGCTTCGGCGAGCCAACTTGGTTGGCTTGAGGCCAGCGATGCTGACGGTTCCTTCGTAATAATCACCAGCATCGCTCTTGCGGCTGGCAACTCGGACAGACAGAGTGTTACTCATTCGGATTCGTGCCTTTCTTTCATGGAATAGGTCTATGTAGGTTTCCCACACGTTAGGGAATTCTATATTCAACATAGTAGTCGGTCAATATCTTTCCTTTATTTTTTTGCTTTCAAATCATCAAACACAAAGTTTCTCATCTTGTCCAAGCTGCATATTTTGGGTTCGACGACACCCGTGTTGCAAAGTGTCGGGATCAACATGCGCCGATCAGCAGGACGGAATCGCTTCCTGTAAAAACCATCAACGGCATCCTTGTACTTCGTGTACAGCGATGACATGCTGACGCCTGGAACCGTCTCCGACAAGTTGAACGTCGTCAATATACTCACAATGGTTTTGGCGACTTCTTCGACAGGCGCTTTCTTCTTGCTATTGCCGATCTTGGAGAAGTTGACAAACCAGAGCATTGTGTCCGGGTCGTACAGAAACAGCGGGTTGACAGACCCGGCCCGATAATGGGCGTCGATATAATCTTCGATCTGTGAAATCCAAAGTTTTTGCCCATTATTGGCTTGGATATAGTTCTGGAAATAGAAATATCCAATTATGCTCCGAAAGCTCAAAATCAGAACATCTCGGCCTCCCTTGTTGTTCAAGCCGTGGCGAAGGCAAAAAGAACAGTAAAAATTTCCTGGACCTGAAAGCCTATCTATTAACTGTGATTGGGTGCTGACGGACTCACAGTTCTTTTCACAAAAGCAACATTTGCGGAAAACTTTGTCCGATAGCTCTCCTGAGAGCGTGGCGGGGATCGGTTTGAGCCGAACTTGGCACATAGAAAGTTTTTCAGACATCGTTTATTCACCGAAATTTGAGAAAGCTCGCATACATAATAAGAAGCGAGTATACTCAATCACCAGAACGAGGAAAAAAATATGAAGACATTTATTCAATGGGCAGGCGAAGTCAAGAAAGAACTGCCTCTGTATATGCAAGACGAAAACACAAAGCGTGCTGGTATTGCACATTGGGCTTACCCGGACGCATATGTCCGTCAACAGTACCCAGATGCTTATTTCATGCCTACCGCCGCAGATGCTATGCAGAAGATGGGCAAGCGTAAGTAACAAACCCGCTGCTCCTCTAGTCCGCAAGGGCAATTGAGCATCATGGGCGGGTAGACATTTCCCTTGGGTTATAAAAAACCCCCGTCAATTTGGCGGGGGTTTTTTTGTTAGCCCTTAACCTTGTTGATGCGGTCGTTATGGTCCTTGGACGTAATCGACTCTTCTTCAACTGGCAACATCTCAGGAACCCGCTCCCAATAACCCCATTGATCTTCGTTGGCTGGGTTTTGGAAGACCATGCCCTTCTTCCAATACTTGCTCAATATTTCATCAACCCGTTCTTTGGACAACTTTGCTTCTTTTGAAAGTTGAGCGGTTGATCGCCACTGCCATTTAGCACTGCGAGCCAAAGCAATGAAGAATCCTTGTTCTTCGTCGCCCTCTTTACTGCCTTGAGGATACACCGAAGTCCACTTAGGCGGTGTCTTAACTTTATTCTTCATGATTGCCTCCGAAAAAATGGCGAGATTGCCATACTATAATAATGAGGAATTTGGAGAAAATCCAACCCCTTGAATTATATACTCTGCTTAAAAGGAAAGTCCAAATGAGAAATTCACCAAGATTGAACCGCTTCGAGCGTCGGACAATGCACGCTGAGAAGCTGAAGAACGACATGAGTGGCACAGGCGTTTACATCTACGAGAACAATACTGAGGGCGATTTGAAGCTGCCGAAGCCGACAGATTCAGGAGTTCGTCAGATTTCTCCCAAAAACAAACCTGGATGCCGGTTCCAGGGAGACAGCTACTATCTGCAATGGGTTGGTTCGCCAATGAACCTTCTCAAGTTAGTTGAAGAAGTAGTTCCAAAAATGACTCATACGGAACTAATGGAACACAGAGCCAAACAAGAGCAATTACTGGAGGAAGAAGAAATGGCTAATGAGCGACAACTGTTGCTAGACCAGCCCGATTGCATCACTCAACACGGCAAGATCGAGAGAGTGGTTGCAGAGCCTGGTCAGCAGCCGATCAACGACAATACAGACCTTTCTCAGAAGAAGCCCGCCGAGGTTCTTTTGACGGAAGACCCGTTGGATGGCGTTGAGATTATCTTGGGCTAATATCCAAGTCAATACGAAAAAAAGACGATCACAGCACCCGAATATTCGGGTGCTGTTTTTATTTACAGCCGATTTTACAAGTCGTCTCCCCCGTGGTATAATCTGAGCCAAGGCATTTTCGACACCAAAATATTTCTCCCGTCGCAGTGAACCAAACGACCACCTGACTCTCTAGGGCTTGGTCAATCAGTATTGCGTCAATCAAATCTGTGGAGCAACCATGTACACTCTGTATTTGCAGCGGGTTCTGTCCAAGCGAAGTAGCGACGAGAAGATTCAGGCTCAGATTGAATACATCCTTCAGCGTGGCATGGCCGGAACCCGTGGCAAGACGTGGGAAGCTATCCCGCACCGAATGCCGCCCATTCAACAGGAAAGCGGTAACTGGTTGTTCAAATATCGAGTCACTTTTGAGAAGAAGCGTGGCGAACGTGGGCAGGAAGCCGAATACAAGCAGTGGGAAGAAATCAAGGCAATGCTCCAACAAACCGGAGCCGTTGCTCGCTTCCAGCCCTTTCCTTGGACGATTCAGGTCGGACAAAATGTTGCGACTGCTGCCACTATTCCAGTAGCTCAATTAGCTCAACCGACACAAACAGCACAGCCAGCAGCCGAACTTGACCCGGATGGCATTGCCACGACCCCGCTGCCTCAACCTGAAGGCTTTGAAGGCGTATTGGATGGTATGCTCACCCAAATCCTGGGTGGCGTTCGCACGGTCGGACTATTTGGCCCCGCCAAGAAATGGGATCAACTGGTCGTGCCGCCTGAACTATTGGGCCGAGAAAGCGACAATCACCTTGCCGAACACCCGGCATGGAAGAACCTGTATGGTGTCAACGCTCAAACTCGCATCATACTAAGTAACATCAAGCGGGCGCAAGAAACCAACGGCGAAAGCCGTAACCATGCTGTATTGTTTGGTCACGCCGGGTGCGGCAAGACAACCACCATGTTCGCATTGGAAAGCATGTTCGGGGCCGATGCCGTATTGAAGCTGGATGCAACCAGCACCACTAAGGCAGGATTGGAGAAACTGTTCTTCAATGACCTGAACGAAATCCCGCCGCTGGTCTTCATGGAAGAGGCTGAAAAGGCCGATCCTGAAGCCCTGAAGATTTGGCTTGGCGCTCTGGACGACCGTGGTGAAATCCGAAAGGTCAACTTCCGAGTCAACCAACTTCGGTCGGTCAAAGTGCTGTTCATCTGCTCCGTCAACAACAAAGCCCTATTCGATAAGATGATGGGCAGCGACGGAACTGAAGCTGGCGCTCTTTCCAGCCGGTGTGTGACGCAGGTGTATTTCCCACGTCCAAGCCAAGCTGTATTGCTCCAGATTCTCGACAAAGAAGTTCGGGAAAAGGGCGGGCGACAAGAGTGGATTGCTCCGGCAATTCAACTGGCTGCTGAAATGGGGATCAGCGACCCTCGTATTGTCCGCAGCTACCTTGCCGGTGGCGACCGATTGCTGGACGGGACTTATCAGCGTGACTGGCAAGCCATTCATCAGGCGCAACACGCCTTCAACACCAAAGCGTCATAGGGAGATTGATTGTGGGTCGTGAAATCAAACGTGTAGCCACCAGCTTTGAGTGGCCTTTGGACAAGACGTGGGAAGGCTATCTCAATCCCCATTGCAAGCACGCACATAATTGTGCTGCTTGTGATGGGTCGGGATATAGCACTATGGCGAATTTGTGCAATGACGGAAACAAAATGAACTACAAAGAGTCTAAATAAGCCATGCAATTCAATGATTGGCTTAGATTAGACGAATCAACAACAATGAAAATGTCTGCTTTTCATTGTGGGTCTAATTTTACGCAATTTTCAACAGATCACTCTGGCTCTGGAGAGGGAATGCGAGTATTGGGGCCAGGAATATATTTTGTGACAGATGAGAATCTAGCAAAGATGTATTGCAAATACTCACGAACATCAACGTCTGGTTTATATGAAGCAGAAATTGACACTACCAATTTTTATTGCTACGGTCAATCTTGGCATCGAAATGCCAACCAATCTAAATTGGTAAGCGACCGAATTGATGAAATTGCAAAAAGATATGGATTTGAAAGTGCAACTGCCATCCGGGGGATATCGGATGGCAAAATGGGAAAGCCACCAATAGGTGGAATAGTGAAGTTGCTCGGTTGGCAAGAAGCACTTGAAACATTGGTTTCAAACGGCATTCAAGGTGCTTTGGAGTTTGTCCAACCTGGAGTCATTGAAATAGCTGTGTTTGATACTTCAACCATAAAAATGAAAAATAAGAAAGAATCACCAATGATTACACCATGACAAAATATTCATTTCATCACTGGCTAAATATTCAAGAATCTCAGCAGCACATCGTTGAGATTCAAGTCGCACGATTTCTTGAAGACATTCTCGACAAGGCCACTGCTCTCAAAAAGATAGACATGCAGGCCGGTCAGCCAAATCAGACGTATACGAACTACGTCAGACAAGTTTGGCCGCAAGACGCTGTTCAGAACGGCGAATTTGTGCTGCCAAACATCTTCCCTGCTGACATTGCTGGTCAGCGAGTTCAATTCAAACTCAAGCTGGGCCACAATGCCGCTGATACCGTTCATGACAACGGTAAGTTCGAGGGCTTTGTCATCAATATGTATCCTTTCAACTATGCCAAGAGCATAGAGGACGTTGATACGCATTTGGCAACTCTCAAATCGGCAATGCACCACGAAGCAGAACACATTTACAATGTAGGCGCAGAGTATGATTCAGACGATTGGGAAGGCGACGATAAGCACCGCATGGCGATGCAATACATGAGCAATCCCGGAGAAGTTCGGGCGCACGCCAGACAAATGGCTTATATGTATGCCAAGCAATTCCCAGGTGAACCATTCGATTTAGCCAAAGCACAATCAATATTGGAAAAGCCGGGGTTCACCACAACCCACAAGAATTACTTTAGCGGTTTTGCAAAGCCTGAAGTTTGGCAAAAAAATGTCAATAGGTTTGGCTATAACCACGCAAATCCGCACGATCAAATCATGCCATTGGTGCCACAATTTTTGGCCCAATATCACGCTCAGTCATAAATAGGGCATGAACAACCGCTGGATCGTGAGAAAGGCAACTTGAGGGTTGCAAATTGGCGAGTCTTTCTTAGATTGGCTCAATCCAACTTCTTTCCTCGAAGGATTTTCTCATGAACCCCAAAGCTGTTGAGCTTGTCAATGAGTACGGCGACCAAGCGTAATCACGTCGCTGTTGAATTTACCGTGCTGGCGACCCACATCGGGGACACGGTTGGTGCTGAATTGTTTGCGGAATGTGCCAGGAATTTGATGGAAGCGGGCTATCAAGATGAAAGATGACTTCGGCGACCGAATGAAAAAATTTAGGTGATCGACTATATTACTGCATGAGCAAAGAAACAGTAATATGCGATAAATGCAGTTGTTCGAGAGAACTGCTATCCATCACCATCAAGGAATGGTTTTTCGACGAAGGAGCGTTCAGACATCAACGGAGCCTTTTCTTTGTCTAAAAGAGGGCGAATCCAAAGGGATGTGCGAAATTTTTAGACATACGGAAGGTCTTTACCAGAAAGGGTTTGCAGCATTTTTGACCAGAAGTCTATGTCTAAAACATTGTCTAATTTTTGTCTTCTGTAGACGGTTTAGACATACGCCATTTCGCCCACCGTGTCGTTCCGTCTGGGCAGATGGTCCCCTCACGTTTCATCTCCTGAAGTAAATGGATGAATATTTACAAAATGGAAAAACTCTTTGCAGAACATGCCATAAAAAGGCCCATTCTAAATGGGGAAGTCATCATGTCGAGTAATTCAGATTTAGCTGAAAGAATGAAACTATACGAGTTAAGCGAAGCGGGGCGCAAACTGATGCCCTTGCTGCCGGTCATCGCACGGCTTGATGGCAGGGCATTTCACAGTTTTTGCAAGGGCCTCAAACGGCCATATGATGAGCGAATGTCAAGGCTCATGATTGATTGCACCAAATATTTGGTGCAAGAGACGAACGCAAGTTGCGGATACACTCAGTCTGACGAGATCACCCTTGGGTGGTTTGCTGCGGACTTCGACTGTGAAATCTTCTTTGATGGCAGAATAAGCAAAATGCTCTCCATCTTGGCGGCTATGCAGTCGGTATATTTCAACAAGAACCTTGACAAGCATTTGCCAGAAGAATATTCGGCCAAGATGCCGACATTCGACTGTCGAGTATGGTGTGTTCCAAACGCTATAGAAGGTGCCAACGCTTTCTTGTGGAGAGAACACGACGCCACAAAGAACAGCATCTCAATGGCTGCTCGTACTTACTTCAGCCACAAACAGGTTGAAAACAAGAACGGCCCACAGATGCAAGAGATGCTTTGGAAAGAAGAAGGCATCAACTGGAATGACTATCCTGCGTTCTTCAAGCGAGGCACATTCGTACAACGCAAGAAGACCATGAAGCCGTTCACTGTTGAAGAAATGGATCGGTTGCCGTCTAAGCACAAGGCGAGAACCAGCCCCGCTGACAGCTTGTTCTTTGAACGTACCGAATATGCAGAACTGGATATGCCACCATTCAACAAGGTGGTAAACAGACCAGGAGTGATCTTCTTTGGTGAAGAACCAAGATTACAAGTCGCAGAAGCGGCAGCATAAAGAGAAAGGCCCCGGTTTTTACCGGGGCCTTTTTTTGTTTAACGAATGTTTTCTTCTAACAGCCTTTTCACTCTGTTGAGATGAACATTGGTATCAATGCGAAGTTGTCCTGATGTGACTCGTCGGTTATTGATGCCAGTAGACGTTTTGATGTTGATGCTGACGCCGCCTCTAATGTCTTTGATTGTAACTTCGGATTTGGAATATTCCATTCCACCCTCAATAGATTCAACCATAGTAGACTTAAACACAAAACTGCCGTCTGGCTTCTTTTCAATTGTCTCTTTGCTGATCCAGATAAAGACCCCCTTGCTGGAATCTCTGCGGACCTTAAACTTGCCATTGCCAAGGTCTTCTACAAGAGATACGCCTGATGCCTCTCGCACGGCATCTCGATGAGAGTCAACCCAATCAATAGTTCTTTGTGCTTTTGATCTGAGTTCGATTTCCTTCTCTATTGTTGCCTCTGCGTTTGCCGCACTAGCAATTTGTGGCATAAAGATGCTTGGTACAAGCAATGCCAATAGAACCAATAAGTGTTTCACTATGCCCTCCATGTGCAAAAAAGTGTGTTTTGAAGTGTCCTTCAAGAGTTATATAGTTGTGGCGTTTGGATTTTGTTTTTGAACACTCCTTTATTCTGTCCACCCTTTTTATCGGAGAAAACAGAATGAAAGGTATTATTTTAGCAGGCGGGATGGGTACGAGACTTCATCCTTTGACAAAAGTAACCAACAAATGCTTATTGCCAGTGTATGACCGACCCATGATTTATTGGCCGATTCAAACGCTTGTGGGCAGCGGCATTAAAGACATTCTTTTGGTATGTGGCGGCAACGCCGCTGGTGAATTTCTCAGGATTCTTGGCAACGGCGAAGAATTTGGACTGAAGCATCTTCATTACACATACCAGAAAGAAGCCAAAGGTATTGCCGACGCTTTGTCGCTGGCCGAGGAGTGGGCCGACAATGAACCAGTTGCAGTAATCTTGGCCGACAATATCTACGAGAACCCTGTCCCTCAGATTGTCACTGAATTCGAGGCAAACCCAGATGGGGCGCACATCTTCTTGACGCCGGTAGAACATCCAGAGTGTTATGGCGTAGTCGAAACGGACGCAACAGGCAAGGTAATTGGCATCGAAGAAAAGCCAAAAGAGCCGAAGTCCAACTTGATTGCAACAGGGTTGTATATGTACGATGGAGGAGTGTGGGATTACATCAGAACCCTCAAGCCGTCCAAGCGTAATGAACTCGAAATCACCGATCTTAACAACCGTTACTTGAACATTGGAAAGCTCCACGCTCACAAGATTGACGGTTGGTGGGCAGACTGTGGTGAAAGCCTCGAAGGATATACTCAGACGTGCTATGCAGCCAGCAAACTTGGAAAGAAAAATGCCGACTGAAAAATCTCTGAAGAGTATTGAGTTGTACGTCGAAAAATATCGGGAAAAGACAGGCACTAGCGGTCATCCTGAAAAGGATATTCCCGATGCGGTTATTCAAGGGCTTGCTCAGAACATGGATGATTTGGGCAGGCCCTTGTGTCCATGTAATTTCTACCCGGACAAGAAAGCCGAGCTTGAAAGAAGCCGTGAATGGATTTGTGCTTGCGATGAAATGAAAAAATACAAGTTCTGTCACTGTCTGTTATTCGTAACCCCGGAAGGGTTGCCCATTACAGAATATCTCCCTGAAGATCATTATGGCAGAGCCAGTTATGGTGTCGTAAAAGACCCGACGCCAGATAAAGGCCGAGAATCGAAATGAAAGTTGTAGTTTGCCCACTGGTCAGTCGAGACGTTCCGAAGGCAATTCGGGCCGTCAATTCCGTTCGTAATATGATGCCAACAACCGAAGTTGAGTTTTCGGTTGTTGCTATTATCAATTCTTTGAACTCTGCGTTCATTAGTGAATTCAGAGAGTGGTGCGATCAAGAATCAGTTCAATACAAGATCACACCATCTAAAGGAACGCCAGCCGCAGGCAAGAATCAATGCCTGAAGTTCTTCAGGGAATCTCAATACGATGGAATGTGCATGGTCGATGGTGATGACCTGTATTATCCGAGTGCGGGCCTTCAAATAGAACGACATCTAAAGCATCATCCTGGAACCGATTTGCTGATCGTCAAGCCATCCGATCAAATCAACAACTATAGTAACAACTCGGTTCAAATAGCAGATAACGTACACGCCTGTTGTTGGGGCGACAATATATTCCCCTTGCCGTACACTTACGGTCCAGCACAACATGATATGTTTACAAATAGAGGGGCCGCTCACAATCTGGGCGGGCATGTATTCTACAGTCGAAAATTTGCCGAGACACTTGCATACGATGAAGACCAATTATTGGGCGAAGACCTTTTGTTGGAATTCCAGACATTAAAGCTACACCAAGAAGGCAAACTTTGTTTCTGGTTGAGTTTTGCGAGCGACGTGCAGTTTCTTGATCGAACAGGCGAAACCAATATTCAGGCAGTCAAGAACGAAACAGACGGCGAATTCTATTACAACCGTTTGGTCGAGAAGGTAAAATCAATTCTTGACCCGGCTCGCAGTTCATTTAACGAACTGCCGGTGGAATTTCCCAAGATCATATTTGGCCACGCCGAAAAAATTGCGTGGATCGCCCAACAAGTCATAGTCTAAATTTACAAACGGCACCTTTCGTGGTAGAATCTTTCCAACCAAGGTATTCCCAAGAAAGGACGAACCGAAAATGAACCTGAATTGGCTCAACAACATCTGTTGGCTTTCTGACTCGTACAAAATCAGCCATTGGAAGCAATATCCACCTGGAACACGTCGCATTTACTCGTATTTCGAGTCCCGTTCCGGGTCAGTTCACCCCGCCACGACCTTTTTCGGCCTCCAATATTGGCTGAAGCAATATCTGGTTGGACAGGTCGTCACCGCCGAGAAAATCGACCGAGCGGAACGATTATTCAACCGACACTTCGGCGGCAAGGTCTTCAACCGTGAAGGTTGGGAATATATCCTGAACGCCCACGGCGGTCGTCTTCCAGTCGAAATCAAAGCGGCTCCCGAAGGAACCGTAGTTGGCGAATCCAACGTCCTGATGACGGTGGAAAATACCGATGACAAGGTGGCTTGGTTGACTAACTACCTGGAAACCCTTCTGGTTCAGGTATGGTATCCTTCGACGGTGGCTACACAAAGCCGAGCGATGAGAAAGGTCATCCTCAAGTACCTTGCCCTGACCGGCGACACTTCACTGGTTGACTTCAAGTTGCACGACTTTGGCTTCCGTGGAGTTACTTGTCCCGAACAAGCAGCAATCGGCGGCGCAGCACACCTTCTGAATTTCAGAGGAACCGATACTGCACCAGGATTGGTTTTCCATGACGAGTTTTACGGACAGTACGATCAAGAATGTGCTGGCTTCTCGATTCCGGCTGCTGAACACAGCACGATTACATCGTGGGGTCGTGAACACGAAGTCGATGCTTGCCGCAATATGCTGGTGCAATATCCAGACGGACTCGTGGCAACGGTGAGCGACAGCTACGATATTTTCAACTGCTGTGCCAACATTTGGGGCGGCGTCCTCAAGGACGAAGTTCTGGCCCGTGATGGCGTGCTAGTTGTTCGCCCGGACTCCGGTGATCCTCCGACCGTTGTGGTTAAGGTGTTGGATATTCTCGGCGATAAGTTTGGAGTCACCGTCAACTCAAAGGGATATAAAGTCCTGCACCCAAAGGTTCGAGTTATCCAGGGAGACGGCATCGACTTCAAGATGCTCGACCTGATTCTCTCGGCTATGGAGAAGGCTGGTTGGTCGGCTGACAACATCGCTTTCGGTTCGGGTGGTGGATTGCTCCAGAAACTCAACCGGGATACGCAACGGTTCGCCTTCAAGTGTTCTTCGGCGGTCGTTGGCGAGGAAGTCCGAGACGTTTACAAGCAGCCTGTCACGGACGGCGGCAAGAAGTCCAAAGCTGGACGACTGAAGCTGGTGTGGTCAGAGGCGGGCGCACATGGCAAGGTGTTGCAAACCGTGAGTGAGGCCGATCCTCGTCCAGACCAGTTGCAGTTCGTTTTCAGAAACGGCGAACTTCTGGTGGATCAGACGCTTACTCAAATCCGAGAAGCGACTACGCATACGATTTTGTAAGCATTCGATTCCGGCTAATTCCAATCTCATCGGGGCAATCATCGTGACAATCGGTGGTTGCCCCGATTGTTTTATATCGCCGCTCCATGAGATCATCTTGAATGCGGCTGATTGCGCCACTGACCACAAGACTTTTCAGAGTCTCGTAGACAGCCGCAGAAAGCGGCTGGTCGCCTTGGTGCCTATATCCGCTACGCAATACGGACTTGACGACTTCAACGTGCTTGAGGCCATCTGGCTGGGACTGAACGATTTCGCATACGAGCTTGGCAAGCATGGGTTTGCTCCTCTGAGCGTCCCTGCTCTAAAAAATATCTGTTGTACACCTACGACATCAGATTCTAGCCCGATTTAGGAAAACAGTCAAGTTAAGAATTGGTTGTAAACCCATCAGTTTTGGGCTTTGCGAGTCTCACACCAATCAGCAAATGAAGTCTTATTTGGGAATTTCTTCCTGATCGCTCGCAAGTAGCCGGGCCACGCCTCTTTGAATTTGGGATGCAATTTCATCCCATCCACTTTGTCCAAAGACGCCCATTCTGACGCATCGTGTTCTTTTGAAAGCTGTACGTCGAAAGGCTTTGCGACTGCCATCAGATATGTGTGGAAGTGGTGTGCGCCGTCTCTGGAATGGAAATGTCCGAAGCGTTGTCCTTCGACATTTCCACATTCTTCTCTGGATTCTCGGTGAGCCACATCAAGCGGTGCTTCGCCTTCTTTTGCCTTTCCACCTGGAATGCCCCAATGACCGGCGTAGTCGCCAGAATCATCTCTCTTTAGCAAAAGAATCTTATCTCCATCGGTGAATACGATGCCAGCGCCCAATCGACCCCAATATTTGGTGCCGCCCTTGCCAATGCGATGAAACTGCTCTGCCATATCTGCCACAGTTGGATATATCTCTTGGCGAGTTATTCCCCATTGTTTGCAAATATCGCAAAGCGGAAGTTCTTGAGCGATTTCGTTTATGTTCGCTCCGCAGTGTTGGCAAATATCGTGGTTCATTATCCCTTTGGACCTCTCTTCAATGGCACTGGTTTCATTTTCGCAACATGACGATCTGGCTGTCCCTTCAGATGGTGCATCATGTTGTGCAATTCCTTCGTAACCTCTGCCGCTGAATCTCCGTTGCACTTCTGAGCGTGCTGAACGGATACAGTACGACGGTCCTTGTTATAAAAGCCCTTGCTAATGACAAAACAATTATGATCTGTATTCCAGGTCACAACCCCCGTCCATTCGCCATCATCCCAATTACGAGACGAGACAAGCAGACGGAGGGGTTTCTCCGTAAAGACATGCTTGGTGTGGTATCCGTGGTTTTTCAGAGCAGCACTTACATATCCAAGGCATATCTTGGCAAATCCTTCCAAGGATTCCTTCGAGGTAGTGCGATAATTAACTTCAATTGCATATCTGGATGTCTCGACAGCTTCGACTAGATTTTCTTCCAGATATTCATGGTGGGTTTTCATGCCGCCCCGTAGGGTTGTGGCAAAATACTCTTGGCAAATACGCAAGAAGTCCTCACGCTCTACCTTGAGTTCGGTGTGCGTGTCGGTGCTTTGTTCATTTCGCCATGCTTGAAAATCTTTCATGAATCCCATCCTTTATCGCTTAGTTCGCAGTCGAAATTGGTCCAAATGACTTCTTGTCTTTGACTCTTTTTGCCATTTTGGAGAGTCGAATTCGCATAACACGAAGCCCTTCTTGATTCCTTCCAGCCTGCCAATGTCGTGGAATACAACTCATTTATATATCCAGAAAGAACCACCTTGCCCTGCACTGTAAGCAACAAATTCAACAAACTTAGATGTTGTTCGTCACTGAATTCATGCCGATAATTTTCACCACCAGATCGGGAACTCATCAAATAAGGGGGATCGACATAATGTAGTGTATCAGGGGTATCGTATCTTTGTATTGCGTCCAATGCGTCAATGTGTTCGATTTGAACATCTTTGATTCGGCTACAGACATCTTCAAGCCCTTCTATGGCTCCCAGCCATTGATTCACAGGCAATGCTCTTTTTTGACGGGCATCTTTTTTTGTGTAACTCCAACGACCAGGAGTTGCTCTGGTTGCTAATCCACTTCTGACTTGCCTTGCTCGCACAAAAAAGCGTCGAGCCTTTTCAATCGGACTGTCTATTTGCTCAGTGCAAGAAATGGCAAACTCTTCACGAGAGTAAGGAGTCAATTCCAACAATGAAATAAGTTCTTTAGGGTGGGTTCTCAATACTCTAAAGAAATTGACCACTTCGCTGTAAATGTCATTATAAACCTCAACTTCGCTGGGAATCTTGTTTAACAAGATCGCTCCAGAGCCAGCAAAAGATTCGACATAAACTTTATGCTTAGTATTGTTTACTACGGGCAATAGCCAATCAAGGTGACAAGTTTTACCGCCATACCAAGAAAAAGCACTGATGTCATTTTTTCTTCGTCTCATTACATCATTCTTGGGCCAAGAAGATCGCCAAATCTAGTAAGCAATCTTTCTTCCCAATCCTTCTTCTCTTGAAGACCTTCAGCGAGAATTGCCTGCCCATCCAACTGAACGCCGCCACCGGGACCAGGAGGATTGGCAATACGACTACGAATGCGACCCAATACAATCTTGGCAAATGCCAAAGCACCTTCCTGCATTGCTTGAGTTACCATGCGGAAATCTGGTTTTTTTTGAAGATACCGAACTGCTACAGGATAGCTGCGATATGGAATTGGATACAGCTTAATATGGTTGTAGCCACCGAGGAATTCCCAACCACCTTGCTGCCCAGAGATTCTATTGTACATATCCTCGTATTGCTTGTACAAAACCCAATCCGACATCTTGCCCCAAACTGGCTGTTGCGGATTTATACCACCAGCAACTGAACCATAAGCCCCGCCGCCCATGTAATCCAGAGGAATTACGCCACCGAGATCGGAGGCTGAGAAGGCATAATTTGCTGTTTCTTTGTAGGAAATTTGTCTAATGAAGCCAACATCTGGTGGCATTTGATAGACGCTTTGCCCTGGCACCGTATAGAAGGTGTGATACTGAAAGTATTCCATTGGGGCGTAATCTTCAAATATTTGTAGAGCGAAATCAATGCAGTTTTCGATCTGCTGATCGTCCAATTCAAGCGGCAATACTGGAGCGCCGAGCATTGTTAGGACATATTCTTTGATTTGACCACGCACTTTTCCTCGATTTTTGCGTGGACCTATCTTATCTAAAGGATCAGTAGGGCCTAAATCTCCGCAGCCCTGTCCACAGGAAAGTTGTGAGAATTGGTCCTTGGTCGGTCGTGGGATAAAAAGCATATTATTCATCATGGTAATCTATATATCAGGAGCATGAGTGAAACTCGTAAAGGTAGGACTATGGCTGTAATCACAAGAACATTCCGTGGGTTTTTTGAACAAAAATTCCAGGAAGAAAAAGCAACCCGATACTTTAGGCCCGACTGTTTCGTTACAGAAATGGCTATTCGTCACCACATTCGCAATGATATGCCAATTAAATTTGACGATGACGATCTTGAATTCCTACGACAGTTTCCGCATGATTTTTGGGTAAATGCGAAGAAAGCTCGATATGAAATGCTGTTTAGAGCAGTGCAGGGCTTGCACAATAAAAGACACGACGAATATAAGCAAAAAGAATTAGTACAAGCAATTGTCGCTGCTATGGAAACAGGCGAGTGGAGCCACCTTGGTCCTTCGGAAAAAAATCCAGAGGGGATTGTGCCAGCTTGGGAAATTGCGCACTTAAAACAAAACTCTAAGGCGATGAATCGCAATCAAAAAGAAGCACATGCTGAAAAATTGGCCCACGAGTTTATCAGAAAACAAACAGCACACGTTGACGAACCAAAGGAAGCAGTTCCATGTGCGCCCAACTTGCCACCCGAATACTCGTGCTTTACGCTTACCTCTAGCGATACATCGGCCAAACCAAGAAAGCAAACATTCACGGCAAAGCCATTTTTGAATCGGCTTTACCATAAGTTGGAAACTACGCCTGGAGAGGAGTTCCATCCAGAGTCAGGTCTGCAAGGTCGAGGCAAATACGGCTTTGATATGACCGATCCGATTGATGGCAAAAAGAACATTCAAAAAGTCTTAGATGATGATGGAGACGAAATTAAGGTTAAAGGATCGCATTTAACTTCGGGATTTAAGTTTCCATCGGGAGATACAATTAGCCTCCAAATGGGTAAATTTTTAAGTGCAAATGCCAGCCACATCTTTGGAAAGCTGCCAGAAGATGTCGAGTGGAAAGAAATGAAAGGCAAGCAAGATACTTGGTCGGCTAAATTTGTCAAAAATCAACTAAGAAAGAAAATTGAAGCAGGATTAAGAAGAACATGGAAAGGAACCGACCCTGACCTTCGCACAGAAGTAAACAAACAAGTAAATGCAGAACTTTTTGAGAGAGTGCAAAAAGGAGAATTTAGAGGGCCACCGATTCCAGGTGTGGCTCCCAAAGGATTTCCAATTGGAATCAAAATGACATCAAAAGGCCCGAAGTTTGTAAACCCTCCTCTTTATTTGCCAGTCAAAAAGCAAATGATTCAAAAGGTCATAGATGGGAAAGTACAGTCCGTTCCTGTGGACGTGCCTATCGTTAATCCTGCGCATTATCTTCGTGAATTGGGGAAAGAAGAATCTGACTACGAACACGAATATGATTCTCAAGGGAATGAAAGAAGGAAATACAATCCTGAGACTGGACAGCCGATCTACAAAGTACCGGAAGACCAATTAAGAGGGTATGACAAATCTTTTGTCCATGTTCCAGATGATGTTTATGGAAAACAAAAACACATGGCTCCGGGAGCATTGGATGCTAACCATGATTCTGAACAAGTCTTGCACATGACTAGAGGAAACCCTAAATGGCAAGAAACTTATGACAAAATATTTCAGAGTCAACAAAGAGTTCACATGGATCAAAATGGCAAAATAACGCCTGATCCAAATGGAGCTTTCTATGAAGACATTGCCAAAGGCATGAAAAAGTGTCTATGGTCAGATGCCTGTGGTGGCGCTACGTCGCATGAAAGAGAAATTTTCAAGCACGATCTTGAAGGGTTCCACTCATACATCGTTACAAAAATGGTTCAAGCTATGGACGACCCTGATCTACTCACGCCAGATGGCCGTATGGGTTTTGCATACAACAAAATAACAACTGTATTACAAAAAGACCAAGGCAAGGGCGGTGGTCCTCGTCGTATGAGGATGATAAATCGTGGCACTGATTCTCGCAATGTCAGCTTTAGTGGTGGTGGAGATGCCAACATTGAAGATGATCTCATGAGTCGAGTTGCATCTAGTGGTGGCAAGATTGGCAAAAAAAAGCGTGGCAAAGGCCAGCGTGAATGGGACACAAGTGGATTGGCCACTCCGTACAACATTTCCGTTATGCGTGACGCTATAAGGAAAATGCAACAAGATGCAGCAAAGGCCGATGATCTTACTCATACAGCAAAAGAACTAAGCAATCATGAAACTGGTGTTCACATCATTAAAATGATTCGTGATGGCATCAACTCGCAAATTGACTTCAAGTTATTCTTAGGCAACACACTTGGTACTCTGTATAGAAACACCGGAATGTCGCAAGAAGAGGCCAAAGAAACCGCAGAGAGATTGGTTAAGGGCTGGATTGATGAAGATGGACTTAGAACATCCGAACAATTGATGTCTGCGTTCCAAAATCACCCCTTGGTAAAACAAGCAATAGAAGTCGGCTCAGGTGATGCTGGAAAGATTCATCCTGTTGATGACGATCAAGAATCAGACAAAGAGTTAAAGAGTGCTTTGCATTACTTGCAATTTTACTTCGACAATATGGAAGAAGCTGATTTTGAAGAAAAAGATGAGAAGCAATTCAACTTGCTGGCAAAACGGGGTGCAAAATATGGCAACTTTATACAAGAACTTATTCTAAATAAAATTGTCGGCAAGGACAACACCAATGTAATGGACCGAGTTCAGGCTGAAATCAATCGACGCTTTAATTTGCCAGCACCAGCGGCATCACCAGCGGCATCACCAGCGGCATCACATGCGGCTAGAGAAATTACGCCTCCGACAAAGACAACGGCACAGGCAGAAATTACGCCTCCGATAAAGCCAACGACCTTGAAAGACAAGATTGCTCAACGAAAGGGTCAGAATCAAACAACACCAGAGGCACAGCCAGAACCAGCAGTAGCTCCTGCTCCTACAGCGCCAGCCCCGGCTGCGGCTCCACAGCAAGTTCCTACGCCTACGGAAAGTGTTGATGATCTATTTGAAAAAAGGAATTGGCTTGGTCTTGCTCACCATCCACATTACTTGAGAAATCACTCATCAGATTTAACAGAACAGAAGAAGAAGTTGCTCAATTACTTCCACACAAGCAAGGATAAGTACCAGCCACACGAGTACGCTTCGGCTGTTGCAAATCTTGAAAAATCAATAAGGGAAGGATCATAATGGCAAGTTGGATGGATTACATGAGTAACCCCCGTGGGCATTACTTAAAGAAGACAATGTTTGAAGTGCTGCAAGAAAGATATGCACAGAATGAACAAATAATTGAAAGAATGGGAGTCACCCTCCTTACAGAGAGCGACCTTACTGCGTTTATGAAATTGGTCGGTGACATTTACGAGATGGCTTATTTGAAAGCTGTCAACGACCATAGAGAGCAACTTCAAAAAGCAGGACTGGTTGCACGGATTGTACCGCCAGGAAAGTCATAGATCGAAAGAGGGCTGGTGATCTGAAGGCGTTGCCGATAAGACCCAGCCCCCTCCTTTTTGTTCTTTTCCCTGGACTCGCCACCATCGTTTGTAGCCTTGCTTTGGAAAAAGGATGGACCCGGCATTGATTGAATCAGCATCAGTCCAAACTTCAATGAACAAATCTTGTTGATTCAGGATGACGCCTTCAAAAGAAGTTGGTTTTCCATATTGGACAGTAGTATAAGAATCGCCATAAAGGGAATCTTTCCTGGTTCTCAAAACAGCGGGCAGACAATGAATAAATGTCTTTTCAATTCCGCTGTCTGTAGATGCTCTGAGTTCTTCTCTTTGTAAGTCGGGTTGAACGACAGGCTTTCTCTCAACTTGAGGTGGGGTGGATTCCGTTTTGGCCTCAGACACCTTAATTTCGGCTTTGGCCTTGTCTAAAGCAGACAAAAAGGTGTCCCGAACATCAAAATCGGATGTTAAAGGGGTAACTTGATTGGTGTCTTTGGCGGTTTCACCATCCCACTGCATATTATGGACTGTGAATCCTTCCCATGTTTCTTGGGTCTTCATAACCGGATTTGGTGCGGCGAGCTTATATAAGCTACCGTCTTTATTGCGTAGTGTCATGCAATATATACGTCGATTTGTGATTAGAAAAAGGAAGAATGAATTATGTCGCTAGTGGTTCCAAATATTTCCGATGTTCTCATGCTTCAATACATTGTGAACATGATTGGGCAAGACGGCGGTGCTGCCCCTTCGGGCGGTCAACGTCTGCTTCGCCTTTTCACAAATAATTTGACGCCCGGTAAAACAACCGATTTGGCTGCAAATATCACTGAAGCAACAGCCCCAACTGGCTATATCCCCTATACAATGTTAGGGAGCGGTTGGACCACTACTTCTTCATTTGGTGTAAATTCCGCAGTATACAGCGAGCATACTTTTTCATTTACGACAGGTGTGACCATTTACGGATACTACGTTACTACAATTGAAGGTACACCTAGATTATTGTGGGTGGAAAGATTTTCCACGGCTCCGTACACTTTGCCAGCAGGCGGTGGCGAGATCGCAATATCCCCACGCTTTACACTTAATTGATTTTCAGCTTTGACTATTGAATTTATGAAAACCCATCCTGAAAAGGATGGGTTTTTTTCGTTTGCGCACTACGCTTCCAAATTTCCGCTGTGTACATTCCAAGACTAACAAACTATATACCAACATGGGACTGAAGAACTTAGACGGAACACCGTATCAATTGCGTGGAAGCGTGCAGATGTTTGATCCAAATGATCGAACGCACGATCTTTTCAATCTGTGGGATCAAGAAGCGATCTTACGGGGTGGATCGCCGCTTTACTACTATGAAGTGGTTATCACCCCTAACATGATTGATCCGGTGTATTTGGAAGCTCGTGGTAAATTGTTTTCAAACAACCCTGTTCAATTATGGTGTAACTACGAGCCAATTCCTTCACAAAACCTAATCAATCAGTTTGGCATTGATGCCCCCGACGAAATGAAATTCGAGCTTAACTACCGATCTGTACTCCAGAACGTCGGGCATCCACCCAAAATTGGATCAAGGTTGTTTACCCCACACCTTAGAGAGAATTGGGTTATTGTTCAAAGAAACCTGGGCGAGTTCAAGCTATGGGGCGCACTCCGTATTGAACTGATTTGCCAACGATTCCAGGAAGACGTGGTAACAGGCGAAGGCAAAGTTACACAAAAACAACCAGATTTGAAAATCAAAATCGTTTAATCGAGGACCACAATGAAATCGTTTTATCAGTTCTATCAGAAAATGCTAAAGGAAGCCGTTCCTGGCGCTCCTCCCGTTCCTGGTCAACCACCAGCCGCTCCTGGCGCTCCTCCGGCTCCTGGTGCTGCTCCTGGACAACCAGCCCCAGGTCAGCCGAATGCACCGGCTGCACCAATACAAGGTGGACAAACCGCACCACCAGTGCCTCCGAACCCAATGTCTGATCCTAAAATTGCTCAGGCGTTCCAGACGATCTCTGGCATTAAAGACCAGAAAATTCAGCAGGCGTTTCAACAATTCCAGAAAGCCGCTGGAATCCAGCCTGGAGGTTCCCCACAACAAAGTCCAGCATCGCCGCAAGCTCCGGCTTCTCCAGGTCCAGGACAGCCGCAGGCTCAACCACAGGGTCAGCCGGGTCAACCCGGTCAACCTGGACAACCTCAAAGGTAGGCTGAGGCTTGAACAAAGCTGGTTGGTGAACACGGCCAAAGAACATTTGTGGTAATTTCGGTTTCGGGAAAGAAGTTATAGGCGGGCCAATGATGAACACTGGTTGCCTATGACTTCTCTTCTTTATCTTGAATGCCTTCATCTTTCCTCTTCATGACCAATTTGCCACGGAATTTCTTTTTGTTTTCAATCTTGTTTGCTACGGCATCAATAAACTCTTGAACGCCTTTTGCACCGTTCTTATTGAAAACAGCACTTAGCACCTTGTATTTGTCATCAAAGTTATGGCCCAAATGGTCATGCCAATCATTGTTGACAAATCTCTTGCAATATTTACCTAGCTTGTCATCAGTTGTTGCACGCTGGGTTGCTTCAGCAATAGTCATTTCTTTAATGTCATAGCTGACCTTCTTGGGAAGAACGAGAGCCTGACCGTATGGTTCGCCCTTCCTAAAGATTAGAGTTTGCCCTGGCATGGGATTTTTGAAAACCACAAAGAAGATTTTGGGCCACCATTCGGTCTGAATATGGCCCGGCAAACAACAGGGAACTGTGTATGTGGAATCAGTGTAGTACCTTGGGTGACATTCTGTTCTAAGAATGTACCCTGTCGGCACTTTAATATCGAGGGCCGAAGTCATGCCGAAGTGTCCTGGTGCGAAACACATGAAAGGCGGCAAAGAAACATCGGGACATTCTTTTTGTTCTTCGGTGAAATCACCATCAAATACAACTTGGTCATTAACCATGCTGACTCGGCACTCTGTTTCAAATGGGTAACAGAGTTCCAGTCCATAAGTGGCACCATCAACGAATGGTGGACAATGCCACGGCTGTGGTTTGTCGCCAGTGGCATGATCGTTAGGTTCACCAGCCCAGCCGGGAATTTGAAGTTTGATTGGTCGAGGAGGAACGCCCTTGTACCACGACCGATATTTGATTTCGAGCTTATCCATATTTGACTTTCACCTGAATAACTAATTATAGGAGAAACAATGAGCAGCACCAATAACCCAAATCATCAGCAAAGAAATCTGGACAATTGCGCTGTGCCAGGAATTCCTGCGGACGTAAATCTCGATCCTTCTCCTCCGTACTGTGGCAAAGACCCAGAACGTGACGCAGACAATCGAAGAGGAATCAATGACGACAGTTTGAATTTCCTCAAAGACGAAACAATGAAAAAAACTGGCTTCGGGTCCAGAGTTGACTGCGACCCGATGCAGCGTGGTTTCATTATTAACGATCTGGAGAATCCTGAGCGGAATGTCCTCTATCGTTATTCTAAATCAATTCGTGGCACAGATGAAGCCATGTTGGATATGTTTAACAACATTGTCGTCATTGACGAGGACGGCAAGGCTTGGCCAATCCCTGTGATGTTAGGACCGCCAGAGAAAGCGGTTGCTGCAATCGTGCAAGACAATGTTCATAAGGACGAGACATTAGTTGTTGACCGTCTCAAGTTGCCACTGCTGGCTTTGACGCAAACGCAAATTGATTATGATCTTGATCGCTATACATACCACAAAGCAATCAATCTATTTCGCAACAGCAGCAATGGTCGTCCAGGTTTGGCGATTAGCGAAAAATATAACAAAGACACCATATTCGGTTTGGCAAGAGGCGTTCCAGTAAATATTGGCTATTCAATCACGGCATGGACCATGTACCGTGAAGATATGAATCAGATAGTGGAACAAATTCTAACAAAATTCAGCCATGCGGCATACATACGAGTAACAGGTGTCCCTTGGGAGGTCATGGTCAAGCTGGACTCTATTGCTAACAACCTGGAAGTTGAGCCGGGCGATCAAGCAATTAGAGTAATTAAATACGAATTTAATATGACGGCTCAGACCTATATACCTCAACCGATTGAACGCAAGAAGGCAGTCCTAAAAATGAAGATTGACTTTGTTGACGGTATGACCGAGGAAGAAATAACTGAGGTTATGGCGAGAATAGAAGAATCTGTCAAGGAATTAGAATGCTAGAAATAAAAAACAAACAGAAGTTTCCGGTTCAATTAGTCATAAGGTCGAGGACGGCTCCACGCTCTTTCACGGTATTGAATGTACCAGGAATAGGTTGCGGAAAAAATATTTATCTTCTCGAAGATGAAAGATCAACTGAATACATAGATAGAGCAGAAAAGGATGGATTGATTTCCACAAGGCACATACCAAACAAGTTAAGAAAGGGAGAATAAGACTATGGCGATTCTACAGGGGTTCCCGCCTTCTAACACCATTAGCCCAAGTGTTAGAATCACTGAGAAAGACTTGAGCTACATTGCTCCTGACCAGTCCTTCCACCGTGCGGGCTTGGTCGGCTTTGCTTCTAAGGGTCCAATAAATTTGCCGACTCTTATTGCAACAAACCGTCAATTGCACGTTACATTTGGCAATCCACACCCGGACGTTGGCGATCCGTTCCTCATTTACGCAGCCGAGCAGTATTTGCTTGTTGCCAATGAGTTATTCATCGTTCGAGTTGCGGATACCGATCCGGTCAGTGATGAACAGGCACTATCCGCCACGGTTGATGTTCCTGCTGCTGGCACATTGGTAAAGATTGAATCAGCTTACGCAGGAGTGAGCGGGTCATATACGTTTGACGCAGACTCATTCTTCCGCTGGAGACTGAATGGCAATCTGTCCGCTAAGACACTGGTTGTCTTGACAGGGACTTACTTAGTTCAAGAAGTCGTTGATGACTTGAACACACAACTCGACTTTGAAAACGACGGCATTCAGTTCTACAAGACAGGAACAGGCACAATTGGTGTTAAAACCATTTGGGCATATGGACCTGACGCTTCTTTGGAATTGGTTTCGGTTCAGGACGCCATTTATGGCAAAACAGTCTTGGCCGGAAACCCAACTGGCCTTGGTACTGGCATGACTCAAGCATCGGTTACTGGCTCAATGGCTATGTATCCTAACGTGGCATATCAGACTCCTGGTGTTTACGACTTCACAGGTCTAACAGGTTTGAATCTTCAGATGGTTGTAGACGGCACGGACAACGTGCTGATCGACGGCGTTGTTCAAGTAATTGACCTGTCGGCTCTCGAAGGCGCATCGAATGTCATCGCTGATGTCATTATCGCCATCAATGCTGAAAAGGTTGAAAACGGCGGCACTCTCCCAGGTGGTTGGACGGCTGTAGCAGTTGGCAACAACGTACAGTTCAACACAAATCACACTGGAAACGATGCACGTCTTCGCATTAAGCCAGACAGCACAGCAGAAGCACTATTCGGCATCGACACATCAACACACGGTGGCTCAAGCCCAGAAGGTGTCACTGGTGCCGTTGGCATTGCAACATACGGTATCGTAACTGGCGCTGTGAACAACACCGGCAGCATCTCGTTCTCCGTCAATGCTGACAGCCCTGGCATCGAAGGCAGTCAGACTCAGATCAGAATTACAAACGACGTTCGTGAAGACCACTTTATTATCGAAATCTTCAATAACGGCGTATCGGTAGAAGCATGGGGCAACTTGACAAAGAACCAGACAAGTCGGTTCTATGTTGAAACTTACATGGCTCTGGTTTCGGATTTCATCCGAATCAGCGACAACACTGCTGAAGGTGCTGGTCCTTTGGACGGTATTTACAGCTTGTCTGGTGGATCGGACGGCATTCCGTCTGACCCGGACTTACAGGACGCTTTGATTATCGGCAATCAGATCGGCTACACCGGCATCTACACGATGTCCGAGCCAGAGCAGATCGACATCGACCTCATCGCTGTTCCTGGTCACTCCAGCACCAGTGTAGTAACGGCCCTGTTGGACTTCTGCCAGAACACCCGTATGGACTGCTTGGCGATCATTGATCCTCCATTCGGTCTGACGGTTGGTGAAATCGTAGCGTGGCAGAACGGTACTCACCCACTGAACCTCACACGTTTTGACTCGGACTTTGGTGCATTGTACTGGCCTTGGGTTAAGATTCGTGACAACTTCAACCGGGTTGACGTTTGGGTTCCACCTAGCGGCTCAATCATGGCAGTTATCGCTCGAAGCGATTTCTTGTCGGCTCCTTGGTTTGCTCCGGCTGGTATGAATCGTGGTATCGTTCCGGCGATCACCGACGTTTACAACCGTCCGACGCTTGCAGAGCGTGACTTGATGTACGGAAATCGTAACTGCATCAACCCAATCGTTCACTTCAATGATGTTGACGGCTTCTTGGTTTGGGGTCAAAAGACCCTGCAACGCCGCCCAACAGCTTTGGACCGTGTAAACGTGCGTCGATTGATGTTTTACCTAGAGAAACGAATTCGCTCTGCGAGCCGTCAGCTTCTATTCGATCCAAACGACGAGACGTTCCAGCGCAAGTTTGTAAGCATTGCTTCGCAGATTTTGCGTGAGGTTCAGGTGGGTCGGGGCGTTACCGACTTCATCATCAAGGCCGATGCTGAATTGAATACTCCTGATGTAATCGACCGTAATGAGTTCCGGGCGCAAATTGGCGTTCAGCCAACAAGAGCCGCTGAATTCATCTTCATCGAGTTCTCGATTCACAGAACAGGCAGCTTCACCGAGAACGCAGATACCTTCTAACAAACTGGCTCAAATAGAGAGTAGACCACAAGGAGATAATTATGGCAAGATCAGGTGCTGGGCGTGATATGGGATTGGGCCAATTGGCCGGTCCCGATCTAGTCTTCAAAAGAAAATACAGATGGACATTTGAAGTTCAGCCGTACTGCGGCGGTACAACATCGTTGATCCCTGCTCACTTCGTAAAGTTGGCTTCACGGCCTAACCTAACGGTTGAAGAAACGGAAATCAATTTCTTGCATGGCAAGATGTGGATTCCGGGCAAGGGAAGTTGGGAAACCATTACTGTTACTTACTATGACATTGGTAACGGCGGCAATGGTATCACAGGTTTGTTCAGTTGGTTAGCAACGGTTTACAACTTCACCGATCCAATCGGTCTGCACCAGTCCTCGAAGAGAGGAGCAGGTCCAGGATCGTCTGGATATTCCGCAGACGGCACATTGTTGCTATTTGATGGTTGCGGTGTTGCAATGGAACAGTGGAACCTAAGTCATATGTGGCCACAGGCCATTAACTTTGGCGAACTGGACTATTCTTCTTCGGAAGAAGTAACGGTTGAATTGACGCTTCGCTACAGCGAAGTACAGTATATTCCACTTTGCGGTGGTCAAGTCAATCCTTGCTGTGCAGGCTGCTAATCGACCTACAGATAGGATATACCCATGCCAAGATCAAGTATACCCGTGCCAAAATCATGGACACCAAGATCAAGGGATATGGGTCTTGGACATCTTGCGGACTCAGACCTTGTATTCAAGCGCAAATATAGATGGGCGTTTGAAGTACAAGGTCTTGTCCGTGGGGATGTGCCATCTCATTATGTAAAGCTGGCCGCTCGACCCAACCTCAATGTCGAAGAAACAGAAATCAATTACCTGCATGGAACCGATTGGATTCCAGGTAAAGGTAAATGGGAAACTATTTCTGTTACCTACTACGACACCAATGCGGTAGCCATGAAACCCCTCTGGGACTGGCTCGCTTCAGTTTACAACTTCACCGATGCAGTCGGATTACACCAAGCGTCAACAAGAAGATCATATGCCGGAATGGGTGTATTGAAGCTCTTTGATGGTTGCGGCACGACTATGGAAACGTGGAAATTATACAATGTTTGGCCTCAAGGAATCAACTTCGGCGAATTAGATTATTCGTCATCAGAAGAAGTGGATATTGAACTAACCCTGCGATACAGTGCCGTTGAAGTATTGCAAAATTGCGGTGCGCCAATCAACCCCGCTTGTGGTGGTTGCTTAGGCATTTCCGTTGGCGGCAACAATAGTTTCAACAATTTTCCTTTGATGCCACCAGAAACACTCCCGTTGGGAGCAGGAATTGGCAGTGGTCAAGGATCGCTAAATCCAGGATTGGTTGGTGGAAACGTGAACTTTTTATATGCCAATGTTGGTCTTGGTGGAATTCCTTTGAATTCTTCTGCCTTGAATATTCAACTAAGAGTCCCTGGAGCAAGGTTTTAAGGTAAATCATGGCACGTAGCGGCAACGGCAGAAACATGGGCTTTGACTTTGGGCTAGAAGACCCAAATGCTTGCTTCAAAAGAAAGAACCGCTGGTTATTCAAAATTGAAGACGTGAGCGCAGACGGAGTAAGTTCTTTACCTCCATCTAAGGCTGCACGTCCTTCGCTGTCCTTCAAGGAAATTGAAGTTCAACACTTAAATGAAACAGTGTATTATCCTGGCAAACCTGAATGGAAGCCAATAACACTGACTCTTTATGATCTGAAGAAAAATTCACTCAATCCCGTATTTGAATGGCTGTCCGAGCTTTATGATCCACGATCCAACAGTCAATACGGACCATCATGTGATGGATTCAAGAAGCCACAAGCCACGTTAGAACTTTACGATGGATGTGGCACAAAGATTGAAACTTGGGTTTTCGAGACTGTTTGGCCGCAGGCCGTAGAATTTGGCGACTTAGATATGTCCACCAGTGAACTAATCACTTGCGATTTAACCCTCAGATATGACCGAGCTTACATCGAAAATGGCGGTGGCGGCGGTGGCGGTGGTGGTGGTGGTGGTGGTGGTGGTGGTTCTGCTGCACTAAGCTATCAAGAATTTTTAAGACTACAGCGTGAAAGAAATAGAAATTTGATTATTACTTAATCTTCGCCATCTTTTTCTTCCTCTTCTTCCTCTTCTTCGCTCATTTCTCTTTTCAATAGTTCTTGACATGCGTTTATTGCATCTTCAAGTTCTTTCGGTTTACATTTGAGAACACGGCAGGCTCCACTTTTGTTGAGTCTGCCTTTTTTTGTGTATACTTTGCCGTCGTTTAGCAGGAAGGCATCAACAAGATTGCCGTACCCACTATCAATCAACTTTTGAATCAGTTCCTGATTCTCAAGTTGAGCGAATGAATTACTGATATAATTTACCATATTCCTCACAATCAAGAAAAAAGACCAGGGCAACTATCTACCCTGGTCTGCTTAAAGAATTCTAGTTCTTTACAACCACGAATCAAGAGTCATTAAAAATATTGTGCTTTTTGTATATGCTTTTTCCCTTCGATGCTGGTAGTTGTTGGTCCATTTGAATCTGCAAGAAATCGAGGTACTTACGCTTTAGTTCATTGTAGTTTCGGGCGGTTCGATATAGTTGTCTAAAGTGGTTTAGTATGCAGGTAGTCATATAGTTGAACGCTTTCCCCTTTTTAGGATCGAAGCGATCAATCTTCTCAAAGCAAATCATGACGCCTTCTTGTACTGCGTCATCCTGGTCAATGAGATTGAACTTTGCGTAACGTACAATATTCTGTGACAGAGTGTAAAACGCTAATGCCAATTCGTCTTGTACCTGTGAGAACTCAAAAGCTACAACATGATAGGTCTTTTCAATGGCGACCCATGCGGCAGGCTTCTGGTACTTACCCCGCTTTAACGTCCTTTGTTCAGTTGCGGCGATGTCATCCATAAACATCTGGTATTTGGTACGTTCTTTCTTGGCTTGCTGGAATTTCACAATCAGACTCTCGAACGTCTTATTGTTTAGATATTCTGTTGTTGCCATCAAGCTCCTTGAGGCCCCGCAAGGGGGTCCGTGATAAAGAAATTGGGGTATCTATTTACTGCGCCTATAGTCATTTCTCGCTCGCTTGCTCCCAACTTCTCAGTCTTTCAAGAGCTTCAATCTTGGCATCCTCGTACCATTTGTTGACTACTTCGTAGTAGTCCGGGCTGTATAACTTGCCCGAAGTGAAACTACGAAGATGGTCAATGTTCTCGTCTTTCTTTCTTTCAAAGTTCTGTTCACTACCGATCAAATGTGGTTTGATCTTGAACGATCTCAAAATGTAATTGCCCAATATCTCCGTGTCCGGCCATTGAGGACGAGAGACATTGGGTCTGTAATCTTGAATGTTGTAATAGTTACACAATCTTCTCATGCTCCAGCCAAATCCAATTCGGTCCATAGTTGGCATGTGATACATGCTGGCTGTGTGGGAAACCATCCCGTGCCAATCTGCATGGCAACGTGGACTGATTTCGTATCCAACAACAGGTGATTTGCTTGGGCATAAGGTTGTGAGATGTTCTACGAAATCACGCCGACGTAAAAAAACATCGGCGTGAGTAGCAAATAAAAGTTCGGTGCGGCACAAGCTAAAGGCCATATCCATTGCCATAGCCGGGAAGTCAGAAGGGTGCAACACACCATTTAACCGGATAGCGTGTACTTCCACGTCTTCGTCACGAAGAGTCTCAATTTGAGCATATTGCTCTGGAGAGCTTCCTGTGTCGATAATCAATACATATGGTCGCTCTGTTTGCATTTGCAATGAGCGAACACATATTTCTAGCTGTTCATAAGTATCAAGAACCGGCACCACCGCCGTCACACGATACTGCCAAGGCTTCTTAGTGCAATTGCCCTCCCAAGGTTGTTGCCATTGGGGAACATTTCTAAGTGGGGCCAAATCCTTTTTCACTTGTGTCGCTCTATTTCATTTATGGAAATATATCAGATACTACTTGCCATATTGGACAAGCCCAATGTGCCGAAGTTCTATCGTGAGCTTCGACAACACTACCAAAACATTGGTATGCAACATGAGGCATCTGCCATCAGTCACTTAATAGAGAAGAAGTTCGAGAAAAAAGATGTCAGCACCCTTAACGATCTACCTGATAATCAGGAACAACGAAGCGACGATTGAACACACCCTTGAATCCTTATTGCCATTGAATGGCAATATTTTGGTCGGCGATCTTGGGTGTAAAGATGAAACTGTTAGCAAGTGTCGTCAATACGGAGCGACTATTGTTCGACTTTCTCTGAACGATGATCTATCCCAGGCAAGAAATCATTTGTTAAAGTCCTCAGACTCCAAATGGAATTTGCACATTGAACCTTGGGAGACAATTATGACCGGCCATGAAGTCATCCAGCAAGCTCTACTAGGACCACAAATAGCCTATAAAATGAGCATTATTCAGGGAGATGTGATAACCAAGCAAATCAGGCTTTGGCATAAAAACACAGGCTTGAAGTTTAAGAATCCCGTGTTTGAAACATTGACGGATGAAGACGCCAAAGACATTCCGGCATACATCGCTGTGGGGCCAAACAACAACTCAAGCCTGTATTTAGAACTTGTCGAGAAGTGGCGAGATCGCTGTCCATTGGCGACTGAACCGATTTACTACACCGCTTGTTCTCACCTGAATGGCAAGAATTGGGATACCTTTTTGAATTGGGCTGGGCTGTATTTACACCAAGAAAAATCCGATGCAATGTCGGTGTACATGACACACTATTATTGCTCGATGGTGAACTGCTACATTAAAAAAGATTACCAGCACGCAATTCAGTCATTGCTGCCATGTCTGGCAAAAAACCCTACAATGGCAGAGTTTTGGTGCTTGTTGGGAGATGCCTACTATGCAATCAAAGATTATGATCGAGCAAAGACTTTTTACGAAAACGCCATACTTTTAGGGAGCAGGCGGCTCAAAGATGATGGTTGGCCGCTGGAAATCTCCAAATACAAAGAATACCCTCAAAAAATGATTGAAGGATGCGAAAAGATCAAGCAGTCTTTGCGATTTTATGGGTCAAAAAATCAGAGTCACAATAGTCGCTCTTGATCTTCTCAAGAATGTGCCTTTTAAGTTCAGACATCTTTTCCAGATGAGGAATTATGGCCGATGCCTTTATGCTTATGATGCCGGTCATGTCACGAATGGTTCCTTCAATGTATCCCTTTTCTTCATTGAGCTTGGCCGACAAATTGACGAATATTTCCTTGCCGTCCTTTCGCTTCATGGCCACTTGAAAATCAGAGACTTCCCCGTGTCGGCGAAGCTCTTGAATAAATTCCTCTCGTTCTTCTTTGTCATAAAGATCGGTGGCAGAGTGCGTTGAAAGATCATCAAAATCAGAAAAACCGAGTATGCTTATGGCGGCTTCGTTGGCATGAATGAAATGCCCGTCGTCAATTTGGGTTCTCCAAAGACCTACTGGTGCCGTCTCGTACAAGTCTTTGTATTCTTCTTGATCGCTCATCATAATTTCCTCCTAAGTATATACTCAATAAAGAACATCTAATTCATTTACAACCACGGTAACTTGATCCTCAAAACGAGTAACAGCGAGTTGCTTTCTGCCGCTTGGCAACTTTCTGAGACGTGCCTCTAATTCATCAACATGACAATTGATGACACTGAAGCTGTTGTCAGCTAACTTTTTGGCTTCTTCTTCAAGGTTTGCTACTGATCTATTTGGATAGTATGCTTGAAGTTGAGGCTTGGCCTGCATCATGAGCTTCTTATAAATCGGCACATTACAGGCGCAGCCAGGATTTTGCAGATACTTCTGCATGTCATCCATAAATTCACTAGACAAGCTCTCCCGGAAGCGCTTGTCCCGTAGGGCCTGCTTCACGTCCATCAGTCCGATTGGTCTGCTCATCTGGTATTGTCTCCACTAAGGTCAATTTTGTCGCTTTAATCACATATCCACAACCAGGGCATTTGAATGATTTTGCCCGATTCATGGATTGAGGAATGACTACTTTTTTCGTAAAAGGGTCAACAAAAGGCGATCCACGAGGAACAGATGCTTGTTTGACTTGGACTAAATCCTGAATGTCATCGCCCTTGGTGAATCTCTTGTAACCACAATTGTCACAAAAGAACTGATATGTTTTAAGACTCATGGTTATTATCGTTCGGTAAGTTGACAATAGTTGCCGCCTCAATCCAATTGAGTGCAACGGCAGCTAGGTTTGCCAAGAACCCGCCTGCGCAGCCACAGGCAAAGATTTGAAATGGGGTATGTGAAATCCATATTTCACCCATTAAAAACCCACACCAAGTACCGCAGCATAAATAACAGTCCACTACACCACCCAGACTAGGCACGCCAATCTTAGCGGTAATGGACTTAACGAGTGTGCGAAACCATTGCATTATGGACCCATCTACAATGATGTGGGCCATTCCGATGGTACTCAAGGCAAACAAAATCAAATTTTCAATGCTCATAGCTTTTCCTTTATTTAGGTTTTTGTAGGAAAAATCACCGCCAAAATGTAGCGTAGATTCTATCCTTATCTCTGTGGACGCAAAAATCCCTGTAGCCAGTGAACTCGCAGAGTTCATCAGCTTCACCGATTTGCCAGTCACAACAAGCTGCCAGCCGGTGATCTATTTTATCCACTAGAATTGTATCGGAGAAATACTCTTCTAATTTGCGAATACGAATTTCGTCAAGCGAGTTGAGGAGTTCCAATACACTGCGTTGCCCAAGAGTTTTCATTCCTGGAATACGTTGACCCAACTGCCACTGGTCGAAGAAGTGGCGAAATTCGGGGAATAAGGCGTGTGCCTTTTTGTCGAAGAAAATTAGCTCCTCGATATTTTGCAGATTTATTTCCATGACACTACGTTAACCCCAAGATGATGACTTGCAATAAGCTAGTAATCCAAGGAGACAAATATGGCTGATGATACTTTCCGTCCAAGACGGCCACAAACCCCGCAAGAAGATGACGATCAAGTTGGTGCGGGTGAAGAGAATGAAAGCGGCATGTCCGCTTTGAATATGGCAGAAAAGATGCGACAACAGGCTGCTGGCGGCGAGGAAGGTCACTCAGATGACAGCCCTAAGCTAACTGGCAACTTCAATATTAAGGGCATGGAAAATGCCCCGCCTGAATTCATGCAAGCACTGAAGGCCGCTCAGGGTGGCCCTCAACAAAAGGTTGAGCGTGAAACATCAGGTCGTGAGCCTAAGCGTGGCTTCGGACAAATGTCCGGTGGTGGAGAAGGCCCTGGATCGACTCCTGCCGCACCTGCAAAGAAGCGAGACGCATTGTCATCTAGCTCTGGTCACTTGAAGGAATTGTTGGAAGGACTGAAAGGTTCGACCACAATCTACGAAGAGATCGAATTACCTTCTAGGGGTCGTTTCTATGATGACACCGATGGTCCTGGCAATGGCGTCATTTCTATTCGTCCGATGACGGGTGAAGAAGAACAAATTCTTGCTACCCCTCGATTCGTTCGTAAGGGTCAAGCCATCAACATGATTTTCCAACGATGTATGAAGGAGCAGTATCGTCCAGAGCAGCTTCTCACCATTGACCGAACCTACATGCTTATTTACCTGCGTGGTATATCGTATTCCCCGAATTACGACGTTGAGGTAAAGTGTCCTGAATGTGAAAAGAAGTTCGGGACAACCATTGACCTCAATACGCTATATGTTGAACCATGTCCTGTTGATTATGGTCCAACATTGCAGGACGTATTGCCGACAACCAAGTTGCCTTTCTCATATCGGCTTTCAACTGGCCGGGATGAGCAAGAGATCACGGAATACCGTGATCGTCGCATCAAGGCTTTCGGTGACGCTTCGGCTGACGATACTCTGATTTACAGAACGTCTATGTTGCTCGATAATATCGACGGCTTGACCAATAAGGGAGAGCTACAAATCCTCTTGAAGAATCTGCCAATCAGCGACGTGTCGTATGTCCGCAACTGCATCAACGAGCCGCCATTCGGTGTTGACACAAATGTAGAAATTACTTGCCCTAGCTGTCTTCAGGACTTTGAGGTTGATCTCCCACTGGAGGCAAATTTTTTCTTCCCTCGACGGAAGAAAACCAAGACCCAAGCATAGAAATGTGGAAGGGACTAGCGGAAGAAGTATTCTTCTTCCAATATCACTTACACTTAGCTATGTCAGGATCAATGAGTCTGCCGATCAATCTGCGGAAATGGATGATCGAGCGTTTTATCGAGCAAAAAGAAAAAGAAAACGAGGCAATGGAAGCCTCACGCAGAAAAGCGCAGTCTCAATCAAAGTCAAGGCGATAAAAGATGGCAATAAAAGAACGATACCAAAATCCTTCCTGCGGCGATTCAGTAAATCTCCGGTTGTTTACTTACAACAGCAACAACCGGAGAGATGTGCAGTCTATCGAGAAAGTGGACATTTACACTTACGACGATACCTTCAGGTCGGCTGATAACCCGCAAGGATTGCGATTAGTTCAAACTGTTCTTGGCACTGATGTCGTGCAAGAAGCAACAGGTCAATACCTTATACAGTTATCGGTTTCAGACCCACTGTATACAATCGGCTCTTATAGAGACGTTTGGTCTGTTGTCTTCGAGGACGGCGAATGTGCGACTGCACAAGTTGCGAATGACTTTCAGATTTATTCTGATTTGTGGTTCACGACGCCAATCCCGCCAATATACGACTTTAATTTCAACTTCCGTCCTAACAAAATACGAAAAGGATCAAAGCGTTATCTTTTGATCCAGGTCGTCCCGAATGTTCCACGAGGGTCCGAGATTCTTCCCTACTACGAAAATCTCGCCATAGTCTCAGATTTACGGGTATCTATAGAGCTTGCATGTGGGGAGTGTGTCCCGGCAGAGCAAGACTTACGCCTGATAGAAGATCGGACTCTCGTGGACTATCGTGAAAAAGGTTACGCATATTTCTTCCTCAATACAGAAGAATATGATGAAGGCATTTACAATATTTGGTTTGAACTTGCCTTCGGTGAAAATGTGTTCTTGTCCGACAAAAACTCTTTCCAGGTATACAGCTAATGGCAATTTTTAATCTGCCCGATGAGCCGGATTCGCCAGCAGGAAAAGCAATACAAACTGCACAGGCTCCTTCAGCGGAACAAATGGCATCAAAACAAATGCCAAACAAGTTTCAATTAGTTTTCAAGTCAGACCCATATTTGGGCGACAGCATACACGGACTATTGCTTGACCTGGGACGCAAAGAACTGATCTTCAACACCATTGAGAACGGTCGATTCGATTGGATCGACTGGCTCTTAGAGGTGCCTGAAGATGAAGTTGTCACGCTATTTTTCTTAGACGAAGACAATAAACACAGGTGCATATTGGTCATGGAAGGAATTTATGTTTTTGACCACACCTGCAACATGAGCAATTCACAGAACGCCTACGGGATTGATTCACAGGAAAATCTCGAACACAAAATCACCGTCCAGTTCACCAATATCGAAAGACTACATCCAGAAGG